TCACATCACCGGACAGTCATCAAACTCACCAGATCGTGCATCGTTGATGATGTAAGTTATCACCCCAAATACTGGTGATGACACGTCGTAGTCACCAGTTCGTCCAGGTATCTCTTCACGCTTACCGCTCTCCAGATTGACCAGGTGAGGGCTTGGGTGGACACGATAACGCTTTATTCTTAACTCATCATCTACCCTACAAACGAGCAGAGAACCGTCACATGGTGTTAGTGAGCTATCCACGACCAGCAAGGCACCATTCTGGATTCCTTCTCGCCAGTATGTTTGGCCTGCTCTCATGAAGTATGTAGATGCTGGATGCTCAATAAATTTCTCGTCTAGCGATATGCTTCGCTCTACGTAATCAGCCGACGGTGATGGGAACCCCATGTCATAGCCCTCCGTTGGGATTATAGAGCATGAACAAACGATCCTCGCCCTCTGCCGGGGAAATATCCTTGAACGTGCTTATGCTGGCCTCTATCCAGGCATTTGCATCCCGCAAGGAGAAATCCCAGTCCACCTTCTTCAGTTCCCGCACAAAATCAACGGTTCGTAGTGTCCTGCGGCCGCTTGGCTCAACAACTACAGCAGACCGGAATGCGGTCTCAATGTCATAACGTCGCGGCATAAGTTACTCCAACATCACATTTATACTGTTTGTATATACAGTATAACTAACTGAGAAACTGATCAACACATGTTCCATGCCTAATTGCCAACTTCATATCTGGTTCACATCTAAGCTTTTAAAAATAATAAGTTTATTTTTTTGTAAATTTAAGGATTGGCGCTTTAATTGGCACATCGCGAATGCAAAAATTATTTTTGGTATCAAAAATAAACGCTGTTATGACACGTAACACTGTAACAATATTAACCTCTAATTCCCATCAATGATAAGAACGGCTAGTGCACCTCTCATTAATATTTATTAAGATAACTAAGACTTAATTTATTTTAAGTTTTCTTTAGTAAAGATATGTATAAAAAAGGCAAGACCACCATTAATCAGTTTATCTTGCCAAGTGTAAAAGTAATTACATAAACTAATTAGTTTTCTGTTGTGCAAGACTTTTTTCTATCTTGCTACGTTTGAACACTACATTAGTTAATAACTTAATTGCAGGCTTCTCAAAGTAAATACTAAATATTATTGACGTTATCAAAGCAAAGCTTATCATACACATATAAAGAACAATTGTTTCTGTGTATGTGGTTAATTTATAGTCTACATATCTCAAAAATGTAGAGAGTACAATAAACGAAATTGTATGAATTAAATAAACAGAATACGATGCATCACCAAGCTTCATTAGCATTTTGTGAGTAATTGTTTTTTCAGAGAAAGATATATTCATCGCTCCGAGTACGCATAAAAGTGATGGCACTCCTACATATATAATGCGTTCATCGCCTACGCCCCATTCATTTGTCCCAACAATTAAAAATAGTCCAACAATAAGGCATAACACAGATAGCTTTATATTTTGGAAAATCTTTTTCTGATACGCATAACCACATATCATGCCGAAAATAAACTCAAGATGTATTGGGCTAAAAATTAATCTTTGTATAAAATTCAGACTACCCCAATTATAAAACAAGAATGTGTAAGCACAAAAAAGGATTCCAGTAGCAACCCTTCCATATTTACCAAAAATACAACACATTAATGCCAGAGACATGTAGAAATAAACTTCAAAATTTAGAGTCCAACTTATTGCATAAATGGTCTCTGCCTTCCCTGCTTCAGATGGGTAAAACAAAAACATAGCACTTGTTAAAAACTTCCGGAATGCATCCTCAGGCATCTTGCCGGTTACCATTAATGCTATAGCATATAGTACCAGAGACATCCAGAATGCTGGAGCTACACGGATCAATCTTTTGATTATAAAATCACCGATCCCACGATCACTTCTCATGCACTTTCCGATAGTCATGTACATAACCATCCCAGAAATGACGAAGAATATATCGACTCCGTACTTACCGAACTGTACGAACCCCTGATCAGGGAGAATAAATCGCGTAGATGGCACGAAGTGGTTTACTGCGACTTTGGCGTGAATGAGCACTACCATCAAGGCCGCAATGCCTCGTAAATACTGAAGCCCGAAAATCATGAGGTTCTCCTAAAATGACATCCATGTCATTTTAGCGATTAAACCGCGATGGTAAAGATAAACATAACAGCTATTCAACAGTAATGCGGAGTGTTTAGTACGTAACAAACGTTCCTGGAGACCCAGAGGCAGTGCATCGCAACCTGAATGGCGCCGTAGTTGCATTAATCAATACAAAATCATCACCCTTTCTCCAATAACCACCTGTTGGCGTACCTTGAATCCCGTTTTGACTATAACCTACGTTGTACGTCATTTCTCTCAAGTAGGGTCCAAGGTTTGTTTGCCAGGTACCTGTTTCTACCCACACATTACTGTGCCGGAGTGATCTCCCCTGAAATGCAGCATTTGGTTGAGGGGTTACACCATCAACCATTAGACCAATAAATTTCAGGGATCGCAGATAGCTAGGTGCTGAAGGTGAAACAGGAAATTCAAATGGTACAGTTACTGTTGTTGTTGAAAGATAATTGTTTCTATCCCAGAATTTTATATTTATATCACCAAGATTAAACCTGTTAACATTTCTTAGGTCCGCAATCCTAGCATCCATCAACGATGGATTATACACAAAAAGAAGATCACACGATCCAATTATCAAATTAGTCAAAGTCCCTTTATCACATGATAGAAAACGCACCCCCTCTATTTCTCCTGTCATTCTTCCTATTGACACTTCTCCTGCTAGCGTATTGGCGGCCCTGGCATTCATAACAGATTTTGGAGTGTTTCCATCTGTACCCCGGAAAATATGCAAATGCTCAATATTTATTCTTGAACAATCTGCATAGCTAACTGCACCAAGTCCGGTTCCGCCAACTTCAGCATATAGTATTGTCATGTTTGCATCTGTTGCACCGGCGATAGCTTCTTCACTTCCATCATAGTGGAAATAATCTATATGTATGCGACCGCCTCCGTATATACCATTGTCTGCACAGTTTTTTAGATACATTCTGTTTACGGTGACTTCGATATCCTGCGCTGAATTAAGTATAGAGCAGCAGTCAGTGGAGGATATTGATTTAATAGTGTTATTTTTTGACCCATCAAAGAAGTGCAACAGTTGAGGCATGGAAGCGTTACTATTACCAGTATTTACACAATCGTACCCACTAATAACTCCAACAACATTATTTGAACCCCTGAATTGTATTCCAATTACACCCGTACCTGAGCCTGAAGGTGCGTAGAGTCCAGTTATATACACTGTCTTAAAGGTATTATTACTTCCAGACACCCTTACAGGCATGCAAGCTGTTTTATTAGCATCAATATTGAGATTAAAACATCCATTTTCTTTAGTGATATTTACAACATTCCCATAAGTTGACGATGTGGTAATTAACTTGCCACCGTTAATACAATTTATCGATCGAGCAACGATTACTGCTCCTGTTAGTTTTACTGTAATTCCGTCTATCAATACAGGACCACCTGGGTAAGACATGGCGGTGTTAAATACAACAGTCTGATCTAGCGTATCACTATTTAATAAACCAAGAGACTCAGCATTTACCTGTTCAGAAGTAATTTCTGCAAATTTACCTCCATTTATTTCATGCACGTTACAGTCGTCAGCTACTGCAGATGAGATGATTGTATATACCGCCCCACCTTTATCACCTGGAGTTGCAAATCCCCTAGTTGCTATCACATCTCCAACTGATAGTGTATCATCTGCCTTCATTGCTGCTACGTTGTCAAACATTCGATAAAAGTTATTACGCAACCCACCAACAAGTTTATATCCTTCTGAATCTGCGAGGTTAGTTCGTAATGTGGCATCCCCAACGCTTAACCATGCTCCGATCCCCACCCCACCAGTAGTATCAGGCGTTGAACCTGCCGGAACAGATTTTGGAAAGTCGCCATCCCATCTATAATATTCTCCAGATGCTTCAAGTCTAAGGACCTGATTTGGTAAAGTGAGTGTGTTGCCATTCTCAAAACTATCTAAAGTGATGTAGCCAAATTGAGAGATAGCTTGTAATGCAGTGTATTCAATTCCATAAATAGTCCAATGCTGATTACCAAATCTATCAGTGTAAGTGTGCTCAGGTGACGTGACGAATTCATCAAATTTACCCGCATTAAACTTCAGGTCGCGTGGTGATTCGCTTGGAACTGGCAGATTAGTAGGTTGGGTAGCCATATTTTTTCCATAAAAAACCCGACGCGGTGGCCGGGTTGTGGTTATCGGGATTGGTTTTACGAGTAAATCAAGTCGCTGTACTCAGCGAGCGTAATTGCTGTTCCGCCCTGTCCATCAGGCTGCTTGGCGGTTATGGTCCATTGCCCGGCGTCCAGTTCCTCGGATGTGGCAATCACATACCGTGATGGCGACTGAACGTCGAACCCGTCGTAAAGGTTCAGTGGTATGACGGGAACTGCTGCGGTAAATCCAAACTGTGTATCTGAACGAGGTGAAGCCGGAAAACGGGCCGTTGTAGCGCCGGATGAATCGGTGATCTGCACATACATCGAACCAGAGAAATTAATACGTTCACTGGTTTCGAAGTCGTTACCTGATCGAGAGACGATGTAACCGGCCTGCTGATTGGTGTCGTAAGTGTCCGGGACCTGAACCATGTCACCGATATTCACCCACTCACCGTCTGCCATTGCCGTGATAGCCATCGTCATCCTGGAATAAATGAGACGCTTACATTCACGCAGAGCGCGCTCATTGGCCTGAAACCTGTTCCTGATGTATAGCATCTCGAACTTTTTGGCCTTCGTCGGCGTCCCTTCCACAATGCTGTTTCCGACAATGCGGTACCGGACGAAATCTTGCTTATTCGTGTCCGGGTTACGGAACTGCACTTCAACACCGTCATATCCACCAGGTAGCGTCATATCGTATGACAGTGAGTACCGGTCTGCCTTTGTGTTGGAGCGGTTGAAGATTGTCGCTGCTGAGGTTTTCTTACTGTCACGGGTAAACGACAAAACGCCGTTGTCATCATATACAGTGACGCTGGCAGCATCGCAGATGGTTTCCATCCTTGAACCAAGGGAAACGTCTTCATCATCGAATGTGTAATCGAAGTACCCAAGGCGTGGATCGATAGCGTCAATCTCTGCCTGAATCTGATACAGCCCATAAATATCAATGCTTGATTCAGTCTGTCCGCCAACCATCAGCCAGTTATGCAACGCGATATCGGCGAACTTACGTGAAGGACGGATCGTATAATCGACCTGTCTGGTCGTCATGCTGTAGCTGATAACGTGCCGGGTGATTAGAGCATTGTATTTCCTGTCCCTGCTGCCTGTGGCGTTTTCAGTTGCCCGAACCCTGATCATTACAGTGGTATCATCAGGATGAACAACGTTACTCCTGATGTTGACAGCATGAATTTCTTCAAGCTGTAGTTTGTTATTATTTGAACTATTATTCACACGACGTACAGAAACAGCGTATCGCCCATATCCAGCAGTTGGGACAACCTTAAAAGTGCGGTAATAAGTTCGTGATACACCCTTTGAGCCCGCTTTTATTTGATATGCTATGGTTTGACTGGTCCCTGGAATTTGCCCATTCTCATCATCAACCTGCCATAGAGTCATCTCGAAATTTGCAGTTTGCCCTCCCACGAACCCAGCCTGAATATGTGCCCATATCTGACTTGATCTAATCGGTGAAATAAATGGGCCAACGACCAATGCTCCGTTATCGTTTAGTATGAATTTCGTCGTGTTGATGGTTGCATTCTCTACAGGTACTGTCGTTCCTGAGAGTTCATTGAATGTGAATGTGTAATAGTAAACAGGGTTTACTACGGCCCCATTGTTGGTCTCTGCAAACTCAGACAGGTTTGCCGTAATAGTCACATCTTCCGTTTTTGTTCCATCTGGAATCGGATACGTCACATTTATGGTGAAAGTAACTGGATGAGGCAAAATCAATCCAGTGAAATAGTCAAAATCTGACTGTTTCACGATTTTTATCGCTATCTCGCCACCCGCATATGTGCCACTGATTACGGTATTTGCGCTGGCTGACTCGACAGGAACTGCATCATTTTCATTCGGCCCAGGCATTTCCTGACCGTCAACATCGTCAAACTGATACCCTTCTGTTACAGAGGGAATAACCTGCCCAGGTTGATAAATGGTATAGGTAGCGCCAGCCATTGACCCAAGATTTGTTTCTGAAAACCTGACAGAGGAAATGTCATAAACCCCTATTCCGAAATTCATCATCTCTGTTACGTATTTAATTCCTGAGTTATCCTGACCTCCAAGAACATATTCGAACATTGACTCCTGAACCAAATCTGGAAACGCGCGCACCTGTCCGAAATTATCAGGTTTAGCCTCACCGTTACGTGCAGTATTTGTTTGCCCTTTCAGGCTATTATTCGGTGATGTTTTGCTGTTGCTACTTGATGCGCTCGTATTAGGTTTTGGCATCAGACCGGACAGAATTTTTTGCGTGAACTTTATCGGGTTGAAGTGCTCAAGTGGGTTGAGTATTGTCCCGATCAGCCCGCCGCCTCCTTTAGGCTGATCAAAGATGATTACCCTGTCATTCTCCTGCAGTGGAAATGCCAGTTCATCATCGGGGCCGAGTTCAGTTCCATTTACGCGAATGCGAATGTCCCTGTGAAAACTTTCCTGCTCCAGCCATTCAGAAAACACTGTCCCTGCTTTGACTACATCCCGGTCTTTAGGCAGCCCTGGCACTCGCTGAATTTCGATTACCGGCATACTGGTAGAACTCCACTTTGGTGAATAGTTTCTGAATGGTGCGGATAGCGTCTGACCTGACATGACCATTTTCACCGCGGCTATGTAATGCTCGCCCGTCGACAATCAGGCCGACATGTACTGGTTGGCTGCCGACCCAGGCGACGAAAATACCGTCATCACAGAAAGACTCCGTGCGGCGCCAGAACACAACATCACTGTCGTAACAGGTCAGGAAGTCACTACCGCTTTCGTAGTCAGCCGTCTGATGTATCTCAATGCCGAGAACGTACCGGTAGTAAAGCACCACTAACCCCCAGCAATCCGCGGCTTCGAAAGAGCAGGCGCGGTTCTGCCAGGGGATACCGGTTACGCGTGAAAGGAAGTCGTCTTTAGACATTCTGAAGTCCCGGATATTCTTCTACGGTGTACAGGCGTCCGACGTTGCGGTTAAGCGGATTGATACGCGTCAGACTGCATGTGACGTCTTTGTCATCCATCGAGCAGTCAGACACATAGAGCGTCCATGTTTTAATGGCTGTGCTCATATCTGCCGAATCAAACACCTGGTAGGTTGCGGAGATCGGCGTTATGCGTGCATGAGCTTTCCAGAGTTTCAACTTCTGCTTGAAGTCCTGAGCAAGTCTGCTGAACTTAACCGTGCTGTCGAGTACCGGCGTATTGCTCTGCTGGCTTTCCGTCAGTTCCATCCGGCACGGCGTGAACACCTGGCCACCGAGAGTTTTGGGGAATATCTGGTTATTCACAAGACGCACATACCCGAATGTCTCGTTGTAGAAGGTGATGGTTTCGTACAGGATCCGGTTCGGTCGCTGGCTTTGAAATTCTCGCAATGTAGGCATTACGGCGCCCTCGGCAAACTTTCCGGATCGCGCCCATCAGGATACCCGGTAACGATAATGTCCAGCCATGAGGCCCATGGCGGCGGAAGCTCAACAATGATGTCGTCAAAGTCGTCATCAGAGTTAACCAGTTCACGCGCGATCACGTCACCGCTCCATGTGAAGATTGAACCTGATTGCGACCACGATGGCCACGCGATGAAGTGTAACTCCTGCACCTCAATGCCCGTGTCGCCGGTTCCGGTACCTACAGGCATCGTGAACCACTGGTTGCAGTTGTCCAGGTAGTTCGGACTGCGCAACCACTGCATAAACGCCCGGTGCTGGTCGCGCGTGAATATCCATGTCAGCGAGAACGACGTTTTCAGGTCATCAGTCAGTTTCTGGAATATCGGCGCACCGACCGTTGGCTGATCCGTTCGAAAACCAGTATCGGTTGTCGGAGACTTTCCCTTTTGCGCCAGCGGTAGCCAGTCTGGATAAGGTATTGGCATTATTCCCTCGCTTTACGTGGTGCCTGATGGTTCTGCTGAATGGCCTGGCTAACGCGCCCACCTTGATTGAGGTCAGCGACGATCATGTCGATGGTCACGCCGTTGCCATCCTGAGAAGCCTGAGCGTCTACCGTTGCGCCGGTATAATTTTGAATGTTGATGTAGACTGGAACCGACTCACCGCCGGAACCTGACGTCATCTGTTTATTGCTGATGACACGCCCATTATCGCCGGGGATCATGTACTGTTTGCCGGTACTGGCACGGTAGATTTCAGGCATGCCGCCCTCACCTACCTGGTACATAGAGCCGGCAGCAACCGGACCACCGTTTTTACGCTTACCAGCCAGACCGCCAGCAAGGGCCATAGCCGCCACAAGAGCAGCAATACCGATCGCCGCAGCACCACCAAAAGAGCCGATTGAAGCTACGGCAGCAGCCGGAGTCCAGACTGCCATCGTTGTCGTCGCTGCCGTGGTGCTTGCTGCCGTTGTGGTGGCAAGACCTGCCGTCTGAGCAGCAGTAGCTGCTGCAACAGCAGAAACCTGTGCGGTCTGTCCCATCACAGCTGATTTAACCCAGTCAATACCCATCTGGACAACTGCGTTAATTGCGCTGTTAAGTGCGTTGCTCACCAGTGATGAGATCGCTTCCTGTGCAGACATACTTCCGGTAATAATCCCGGTGAAAGCATTGCTGGCATTGTTGCCGAATGAAGTGAAAGCCGCCCCTGCCATCTGCGTTGCCAGGTTGAGTTGCGTCCATTCTTCAAACATCGCAGCAGAACGTTGTTGCCGGTACTGAAGCTCTATAGCGGCGCGCGCTGCCTCGGCCTGCGCAATCTTTTGAGGGTACAGCAGTGCGTACTGGTTAATATCAGCCATGTCCTGCTGATACTGGCTGTCCAGTCCTGCTGTTTTGCTGGTACGCCCCTGGATCGTGCTGAATTTGTTACTGGCCTCAGAGCGCTCCTTCTCTGCTTTCGCCTGCTCGCGGATCGCATTGGCGTTATCCCATGTCTTCGCAGCATATTCACCAGCAAGTGCTATCTGCTGTTCAGTAGCTGATTTCCCCAATGACTGCTGAGCATTAAGAACAGCCTGAGCACGCGATAACTCCCCGACACTTGTTGCTGACAGTTCAGACTTCTGCCGCATCTCGTCAAGTTTTTGCGCTATTTGATCCTGTGTCCTGGCGTATTGCTCTGCGTCTTTCTGGGCCTGCGATTTACCTGCTTTTGGCTTGTTGCCGGTAGCAGTCGTTTTAATCTGAATTGGTTTAGTATTGGCAGCCTGATTTGATGCCTTAGTAACTGCATCAAGATCTCCAACGAGCATAGCTGCTCTGTTGCTAAGACCTGCAAGCGCTTTGCTCTGCGCCTCCCAACCATCAAGGCCAAGCCATCCCCATGTCCGCGCCCGACGCTCGAACATTTCACCAGTGCTTGTCAGATCAGAAATCTGAGATGCTGCAGATGCAGTTTTTCCTACCAGACGATCGAGTGCAGCCGTTACGGAATCTATAACCGCTACAAGTCCGGTACTTGCTCCGGTTGCCTGGTTAATGGAGTCAACCATTCCAAGCATGGAGTTAGTGAGAGCGGTATTAGCTTGTGACAGGGTTCTGGGTAATTTTTCGAACTCTGCATTTACGACACCAGTTTGTTTTTGAATGGCATTGAGAGCGTCTTCAGCAGTGAGCTTCCCTTCCAGCATTCTTTGCCGTAACTCGCCAATGCTGACGCCCATGCCGGCTGCAATCTGGCGAGCTAGCTCAGGCATCTGTTCAAGGATGGAGTTAAATTCCTCAGCCCGTACAGTGCCAGATGAAATAGACTGGCCGAACTGACGGAGAGCGTTAGCCATTTCCTCAGATGAGGACCCACCTATGCGCCCAATTTTCTGCAACGTCTCAGTTAACTGGAGAACTTGTCCATTGGTCGCTCCGGTATCGCGCAATGCCGTACTCAGTGATTCCCATAACTTAGCTGTATCCTGAAGAGATCCACCAGTTGCCGAACTGATACGCATCAGGCTTTGCATGGTTTGTGACGCTGTTGCTGCGCTGCCAGTAAGGCGCTCAATTCTTGAATTTAATTGCGACATGTTGTCGGCTGCAACAATGAACGCCTTTCCCCACTCAGCCACGACAGACGCAGCGATAGCCGCACCAATCTTGTTAATACTGGTTTGCAATTTATCGGCTGATGTGGCCGCTGAGTTTGCATCTTTGCCGAGTTTATTTAGCGATCCGCTAGTTTTGTTGATGCTGCCAGAAGCTTTGCTGGCATTCTTCGACATCTCATCAAGCACGTCGGAAGCTTTTCGGCTGCCGGTTACCATCTTCGCGGTTTCAATGTCTACGTCGTAATACAGATCGCCGAGGTTTTCCGAAGCCATGTTATCTCCAGGCGTAAAAAAACCCGCCGGAGCGGGATTTGTATGTTATTAATTTTTCCTGGCTGCTTCCGCCCTTGCTCTTCGCGCTGCCTGCCGTGCGAGGAAATCGTCAGCGACTTTATCGTACTCTTCTCGCGTGAATCCCTTCTGGTCAGGATATTTGGCAGCAAGCAGTAACTGGAACTTCGTCATTGTCAGGCGGGAAGCTTCTTCTTCGCTAATGCTAAAATGCGTTTGCGCTGCAACAATGTACTCAATGGCGCGAAATTCCTTTGTCGCTTCGTTAGTTTCATTCCGCTGTAACTTTCTTACCTTCGCCTTGCCGATAATTCCGTGCTGCATAAGCTGTTGAGCGAGTACAATTATGTCGCTTTTCGGCATCAATCCTGGTAGATAAACAACTCGATCTCCATCTCCACACCACTCTCCAGTCAGGCAGGTGATATCACTATCACAGCAACTCTGAAGTACTCTCACCGATTCAGAAACAAGGTGGTCAGCAGCGCGATTTAGTGATGGGACAAACATGCTTGTATTGAAAGATGGGTTGTCAGCGATAAGGTCAATAATGCTTTGTGTTTCGCTTCCATGGATCAGACCGAAGACCTTTACTATCTCGTCAGGCTCTCCAATTCGCGTCATAGCCAGAAAGGATGGCCTGAAAATATAGTCAGCACCACCTTCCCTGCTATCGCTTATGCCGATCTCTCCAATCTCTTTCAATGCTGTCATTTTTCATTCCAGTGAACGGTCATTATCAAGGGCAGCTCGCCGCCCTTTGGAATAACCGTTAGCTCACAGTAACGGTGCAAGCCGTAGATGTTAAGGTCTGGGCAGGTAAAGACGAGTCGGTAACCTCGCAGGTATAAACACCAGCATCACCAGAAGCAGCGCTGGCCTTATTGAATGTAGCTGAGGTCTGCCCTGACACTGCACTACCGTCCTTCTTCCAGATATAGGTGTATGGTGCTGTGCCACCATCAACCGCTACAGTCATGGTTAATGCGGATCCAGTCGCTACAGATTTTGTAGCTGCAAGGTCGGTAGTGAATGCTAATGTTTCTGCTGCTATCACTTCGATAGTGCTTGCATCGCCGACTTTGAACTCGGTAGAGAACGTAACGATGTCGTTGGTGCCACCGTCAGAACTGAGCGCCGTGATGTTCATGTAGCCGATGAATTCAACCGGGCCGTAATCCATGCGTACCCAGATTCCTGGTTGACGTTTTGCTTTCAGTTCACCAGCGAAATATTCGATAAACCGGCCAACACCGTACTGATCCAACTTGTCTTTCTTGCGAACCTCACCCTCAAAAGAAATAGTGAAGTCACTGTTAGTGATGATCGTCTCGACATATCCGCCACCGTCATCAGCATCAGACGTAACAGTATTTGGGTTGAAATCGAAACCTTTCGACGTACCCGCCGCCAGTGATTTCCAGTCTGCCTCCTGCGGCTTGGCATCAGGACAGCCATCAGCTACTTCCAGCACGACTGCGCCACCGAAAAGGCGTTCGTTCGAGTTCTGGCAATCAGCCATGTGAAACTCCTCTTTGACGTATAAAAGAAAACCCACTTGGGCGGGTTATTTGGTTGGTATGGCTAGTCGCCAAACGTGCAGGCAAATTGCAATCGGAATACTATTCGCCCTTCTTCTGTGAGAACCGGCGCGGGAATGGAACCCATGTTCTGAATATAACCGACACACTCATCATCCATTGGGTTGGTCTGGACGTAATCAACGATGCGCTGCACCGCATTGAGTGCATCTTTGCGCTTATCTTTCGCTCCGATCACATCCACCAGCACGTAATATTCCGAACCAAGTGAGGATCTAATCGCAGTTCCACCGCTTGGCCTGAATACCATTACTGCCTTCGAAAGGTCGCCCGGGTCGTCATACATCAACTGCTGCACCGTGAAGCCGGTCGTTAGCCCAGCATCGCCGAACATGTTTCGCACCCGTTCATGCATCATTGGTGTCATACCGATAATTCCTTCCTGATGACGGCATCAATTTGGCTTTTGGTATCTTCGAAGCCTTTAGTCAGAAACTCCTTCCTTGCCGTCGAGCGTCGGAAAGTTTGCGGCACGTTCGGATCGTGAACGTACACAGCATAATTCGCCGTGTAACCCACACGGCCTGTCAGACGAGTGCCAGATGCCGTCACTTCTCGGTACTGGCTATTCAGGAGTGTTGATGTGTCGATCGGTGTATATAGCGCTGCCTGTGAGCAGCCGATGATGAGCGCTGATTGTATGGCGCGAATAGCTTTACGCCCTTGAACGTCATTAACGAAACGATCAAGGTTCGCTTTAGCCTGACGAACCCCGCGTATTTTTACGCCCATGATTAGACTCCAGTCAGGATGGCGTAATCATCCGCCAGGCGCTCGAACGTGTCGGCGTAGCGGATAACCTGCCGCACCTCGTCGGCACCAGCAACAACCGGGTCCGCTTCGGTCGATACGCCAATCAGCAGGTAATCACCCGTGGCCGCCAGCGCGAACTCCGTCCAGACAGTGTTCTTCACGACGATTTCAGCGCCCAGGCTGGCTAACTTCTTGCTGAGCCCGCCCTCGTAATCACAGAGGATTTGCTCAGGTTCGGCATAACCCAGCGGGTCGCCATATTCGTCATTACCTTCCAGTTTGCGCCAGATGGTCGCAGTGGCGGTGTAACTCCAGTTCGCTACCGACGACATCAGCCCTCCTTCCAGCGCAGCACCTTCGCGCCAGTCGCCCGGATGCTCGGGCAGTTGATGAACCATTCGCCATCCGATTTCACGTAGCCGGTAGTCTCTCGCCCCGTGTCGGTCATCACCCATACGCGGGTGAACGAGCGCGGTAGCCCGTGCTTAACTGATTTGTACGTCATCACTTATCCCCGCACATGCAGCCGCCCTTCCCGATCCAGATACCAGCGAATGCCGGGGCGGCGGTAGGGTCAGCAGGAATAAGGGAAGTGGCACAACCGTATTTATCCAGCCCCGCAACAGGTTCACTGAGGCTTTCCAGCGGTCGGTGAACGACTGGTACCGGAATGAGCGCGACGCCCCGCTTGGAGCCGTCTGGCTGGAGATGTATTTATCCCCCTGCCCGAGCCCCATAAGCGCTAGCAGATAGAGCTGAATCAGCAGCGCGGTCGACGCCGGATAATGCGCATCGAGACACTCCTGAATGCTGTTAGCCTGGTCGACGAGAGCCTGAAGAACAAAATCGGGAATGGTAATTCCCTGGCTCTCCAGATACTCCTTCGCCTGTTCGAGAGTTACCATTATCGACTCCGTGAAATACCCCGCCGGAGCGGGGCATAAAAAAACCGCCTTAGCGGCGGCTGTTATTCAGCAGGGAAAAGCTTTTCGAGTTCGCCATCCGGCAACAGCTCACTGAGCTTTTCAGCGCCCAGGGTTCCTTTGAACTCAATACCCAGCTCAGTAAGACGCTCCTGAACAATCTCTTTGCGAGATTTCTCACCGTTACCGGCATCAGGTGTCGCAGGTTTCAACTCGCCACCAGCCTCGCCTTTCATCAGCCGAACGTTAGACTTCAGCGCCGGGTGAAGCTCTTTCAAATCCACCACGTCGCCAACCTTCACGCCGAACCATGGGCGCACAACTTCGTATTTAGCCATGCTGTTTCCTTACGCCAGGTTAGCGCCGTAGACAACGCCGGACAGCCCCTGATCGTCTGCGGTAATTTGCAGACCTTCAGCAGACATGATCTGGAAGTTGTAGTTAACGTTAGGCAGTGGGCGCGGCAGCGGAACAACGCCTACAGCCATACCCACCAGTGGAGAGATCACGTCACGGCGACGAACGTACGCGATAAACTCGTTACCGGTCAGCGCGAAGCTCATGCGGATTTCTTTCACCGGCGCGAACGGCAGAACCGCCTGCAATACAGTACCGCTTACAACGCCATTCACCACGTACGGCTGCGCCAGGTTTGCCCAGATTTCCGGGGAAACCCACATCACATCGTATGCGGCGACTTTGTTGGTGCGCGCGGTTGTACCGAATGCCCCTTTACCGAAGAATGCGAAGATCGCAGTCATGTCAGCGGTGGTCAGGTCGATGTTCGCGCCACCAGCACCAGATCCGAGGTTAATCTTCTTGGTGTTGCGGTGGTTCTTGATGCCCTGCGCAGGATAGGACTGAACCTGAATTTTTGAATCGCCGTTCAGGTAGTAGTTGACGCGCTTCTGGTTGAACTTGCGCATCTTAGCCATCTGCGAGTCCAGCACCAGATCGATGCCCACAGAGTTCAGGCCAGCAGCATGACGCCAGTTAACACCGTAACCAGCAGTGAACACCGGAATCGGGTCGCCGTCGCTCGCGTAGTCAGTGTGGTCGAAGGAGAACGGCGCCTGACCATCGATGCTTACTGACACGTCGTCAGCGATGTCGCCCACAACGTTATACAACTTGGCGGTCTTACCGACCGGCAGCACCGTCTGAACGCCGATCAGGTCGTTCACGATTTCCATACCGACTTCCTGATCGCGCAGTTGCAGCACCTGGTTGTCGATCTCAGCCCAGAAATCACGGGAGAAACCGCCAACGGCGTTACAGGCCAGCATGTCAGGCGTCATGATTGCGCGGTTAGCCGCAATGATGGAGTCGTTCTGCAGGTTCCACATGTTGCGGTTTGCCCACAGCTCGCTCCAGTGCCCGCCGAGGCGGGAGTTAGTCGCCAGCGTCTCTTTAGAGAAGTACATATATGTTTGTCCTTTTGTTACGCGCCAGCTGCGGCGACAGTGCCAACGCGCATGCGCACGCGAATGAAGTCGGTGGTGCTGGCCGCGATAGTATATTCATCCTGGCTGTAGCCGATCACTGAATCAGTGTCGGAGGTGGCAAGGGTGAATTGACCAGCGGTGCCCAGCTTGATCGGGCTGTCTTTCTTATACGCGCCAGGCAGGCAGCGTAACGCCAGCTCGCGGCCTTCTTCGACGTAGTTTCCGACAGCTGAATCACCGGCAGGGATTGATTCAGTGATGGTCAGACCCTGGTGGTAACCTACATCGATGATGTACAGGCGGCCGGTTAGCGCGGTGGCCTGAGCGAATTTATCGGATGAGTTGATGGTTGCGGCGGTGCCAGGAAGCAGTGCGGCGGCCGTAGTACGGGTTTCGGTCTTGTACAGAGACTGACCGTCGATATTAACGCGACGATAACGTGGCATTATTCCGGCTCCTTACTTGAAGTGTTCGTCTGCGGCAGGTGCGCCGGTTTCTTTGTGCTGCTGTGCATTGTTAGTACCCAGCGGAGCAGCTTCGCCCAGCGACTTGAACATTGCGTCCAGCGCATCGCCAGAAAGCGCGTTGGCCACGATGTCGCCATGGAACTTAGCAACCGCATCACGCTTGGCTTTCTCTTCAGCGCGTGAGTTGGCGGTCAGGGTGTCAGCGAGTTGCTTCTGATTGGCCTGTAGCGCATCAACCTTTTCCGCGAGAGGCTTAATAGCCGCTTCAGTATTGGTCGCAACAGCCTGGCCGATCATGCTGCCGATTTGTTCCAGTTCTTCTTTGGTTAAAGGCATGTCGCCCTCCGTTTTGTGGTTTGGTGCAGGCTGTTCCTGCGGTGTGAATAGAGCTTTGAATTTGTTAGCGACGACTGCGACCCACGACTCCTGGCGCGCTACTGCGGTGCCGGTATCGTCGAAGGTGATTACGCCGCCCTCAGACTTGTAGCCAAACACCTCAGCGCTGCCGCCGTTGCGGATGATTACAGCTTGCGAGTCAGTGAAATCAGCAACCCATGCGTATTCATCCGCGCCCGCCGCAAACTTCGCTTTGGCTGCGCGATCGAGACGCTGCTCGCGCTCACGGTAGGATTCATCCACCAGCGCGCCCGAGTTAGCCTTGAGCGGTTGAGCCAGATCGGCATTGACCATCAGGCCAACGCCCTGCTCAGGGGTTGCCGCCCCGACTTCGTGCAGCAGGATCGCGTCGTGGTCCATGCTATGAATCTTCGCCACCCAGTCGGCGCCCGTTGCTCTCTGCTGCTCGTTCGGTTCAAGCTGGTCGAGGAAAGCTGCAACGCTGGTATGGATCGGTGGAACGTCATCACCACGCTCGATAGCTGCAACACGCTCAAGTAGCTCGCGACCACCTGGTGACTCCTCAGCTTTAGATACATCAACCCATTTCTCGAGGTAGATTCGATTTCCGGACTTCTTAACATTGCGATTCCAAGCACCCACAAATCCAACAACAAGCCCCTCAGGCGAGAATGCTGATACGAATTGACCGTTAACCTGAGGATGGCCCAGCGGTGCCAGGGTTCCTTCTAACCCCTGATAGTGCGCGTCGATTTCTTCCGCCGTGTACAAGCCGCCATTCATGACGACGTTCGCCGGCAGCGTGTAGCTCGGCAGCACCAGGTGCTCACGCCCGTTGTACGTTTCGCGCCGGATTGACTGGCTGTTCACCTTCGTGGTGATGTTGACCTGAATATGCTCACCATTTTTCAGTGCCGGGATTGGACGCTTTGCTTCGTGGTTTGCCTGGAATTTCATGAGTTATTTCTCCGCCCAGGCGTAACCGCGCGCCTGCATCGATTTATATTCCTGTTTGAGTTTCGTGATGGTGTCCGGGTATTCCGGCTTACCGTCAGCATCAACCAGCACCGACTGCTGGCTGCATTTGCAGTTGATGGAGTTACCATCCTTGCTGTACCAGTCACGCACCTCTTCGTTGGTGTAGAGGTGGGCATGGCGCACCGCGTGGGTATGTCGCGTTGTTGGTGACAAAGCCGAGATGTGAACCAGAAGCGTTTTAAGGCCGAAGAGGTCATTCGCCTCCTGGTCTTCATCCCACTTTGCCCGGCGCAGCGCGGTAGTCACTTCAGTGCGCGCTATTCGGTTCGCCCGGCGCTTCTCGATACCGGTCTGGTCTGTCAGGTTGCGGGCAATGTCCAGCGGATTGAGACCACGGCCCACGCCATCAGTCAGCACGCGCGCCATGTCGCGCTTAACGTCAGCTGTCAGCCCCTTCATTTCCTCAAATACACGCGCATGCACCAGCGCCATACGTTGCTGATATGGGTCGCTTGCGAGGATGGACGCTAACGACTCACGCCCTACTGCATACACCGGCGACTGCTGGCTGAGGTTGTAGAACGACTGCCCGGTCCCTTTCTCCGAAGCCAGATCAATGTACTCGTAAAACCACAGGTCGTAATCGCCACCTTCAAGCAGCACCTGATCCACCAGGTAACTGGCATCGTTCAGGATGATGGAGAGTAGCGTTGGGTTTAGCTGGTATTCGTATCTGGCGTTTACTGCGAGGGAGGAAGGTATTTTGTCGAGTGCTGATTTGTACGCCTTGCCAATCTTATTCATCCGCCTGGCGAAGTCTTTCATTGCCCGGCGTTCCAGAGCATCTGCCCCTGTCGGATCCTGATAGTTACGCGGCAGAATCGGTGGCTTCGTCTTTTTCGTCGCCATCCTCTTCTCCTAACGGCTCCTCGTCGTCATTGTCATAACCGGCTGCCGTACGAATCTCTTTACGACTGAATGCTGGCTCTTCGCCGCTGCCCTGCATGGTCTGGTTAATCTCGCCCATGGTTTTGGCATTGGTGAGCTTCTCAGTACCGGTCTGCTCGTTGAGGTCATCCCAGATAACTGTCTTCTCGCTGACTGCATCAATGATTTTCAGGTCGATTAACTTGTCACTGAAGTCTTCAATTTCGAATGACAGGTCACCGCGCCTTGACTGGCAGCGAGCGTTGAAATATTTCTGATCCTCTGTACTTGCCCTTTCCCCCGTCTGCATCCCAACCAGAACTTTCACAGGTATATCAACAGATGCAGCGAAGGTTTGCAGGTTGACGTTATAGGTTGGGTCCGGATCTGAAACTGCCGATACCATCGACGTTACCTGCGCACCCTGAGTAATCAGAAGAACGTCATTGCCGATGTTTAACTCTCTCGCTGCATCGTTATATCTCTCCTGAAGTTCATCAACAGAAACACCGTACAAAGAAGCAAGATTGTTGAAATCAATGTCTTTATCGAAATTAATGCTCTGCTTATTAGCGGCGTTCTTCAGGAATGCCTCACCTGAACCACCCTCAACCTTCTCGAGACTGACGCATGGGTTATAGCCAGGCTCAAGGAAACCAATGGCATCGTTAGAGTAGTCACCCAGTATGAAGACGCGATCTGGATGCACAAAGCGCTGATTCGTCCCGCCGTTTGGCAGGCTCTCAACGTATTTCCACTGCTTTGGCTGGCCGTAATCTGCCGATTTCTGGTCAGTAACCCACTCGCTGACTGTTAGTGACCCAGCCCATGCGATCGTAACCTTTTTTAGTGACTTCCCACGAACAACCGGCTGATCCCACGTTCTGGAATCATTGATGTGCAGCAGGATTCCGGCATAACGGCCGACCAGGCGGCGGCGGTCTGCTTCAGCAAAGGCTCGCCAGAGACGCTTTGTGAATACCTTTTTGGTCTTTTTCTCCCAGGTCGTATTATCCTTGCTCTCGTCAGCGTCATCGCCCTCGATGATTTCCGGGTTCGTCTGCCAGCACTTGCCCACCAGCTTCTCTACTGCACCGTGAGCGATACCACCGCGCCGGTACAGGGCATAGAGATTTTCGTAGGTTACCTGCTCAGGGAAGCCATACTCACACCATGCGGAATGGCGCTTATTGTCCAGCCCCATCGTCGGTGCCATCAGCCCCATACGGGTGCGCGCCATCCGCGCATCGTTCAACGCATGGTTGACGGCGAGAGTTAATTGGTCAGTCATGGTTTATCCGTTTGGTTAGCGAAGGCGTTTCGGAATCATCATCCCCACAGGTTGCGATCCATTCAGTTCAGTCAGTGCGTAAACCATTGCATCGAGGCGGTCAGGTGATTTCTTAGCGGTGGCGGGGATGTATTCCATCAGCTGGTTCTCCAACACGTAGAGATTGCCGTGATTTGCCACTCTCCCCTGTTCGTAGAGCGCCGATATCGGCTCCGCGCGGGCATACTTACCTTTGCTGGCATGGACACGAATGATGCGACCTTTGAACCCGGCGTTGCGGAGTGTCTCCTCCGCCATATCTCCGCCCTGGTTCGTCTCAATAACTATCGCGTCAGCTTCGTGTTGCTCATAAGCCGATATGGCTTTCTTGGCCCATCCAGCTGGTGAATATTTTCCGCTGTAATCGCCATCCACAGAGAACTGCTTTTTGTCACCGGCACCATATGAGCTGGCAGCGACAATGCCTGTTTCATCGCTTTCGTCGCTATTTGTTGCCTGTGGGTCAATCGCCACGACAGTGCGAACCTTATCGTGATGAATTTGCAGCTCGCGTGCCGCGCTGATCATAACTTCTGTCCACAGGGCTCCTTCAGCATTAAATCTGCGAGGCTTCTGCATATACTGCGCTTCGGCAGTGCGCCTGTGAGAGAACAGAGATAAGCGATGCGACTCGTTGTGCTTGAAAGGCCACAGCCAGCCATCAGGCAGGCCATGGTCAATCGGTATTGCGTGGGAGTTCTCAGGGTACTGCGCAGCGTATGGTTGGCTATTGTCGATAATCACCGGCAGGTTCAGGTGATGCCATTTCTCACCACTCCCGCCCCGCAGAAGATAGCCGCTCAGGTCGTGGTAGTGGATCCGCTGCATGATGACAATCATCGGCGTCGTCTCGATCGCCAGTCGTGATTTAATTGTCTCGTTAAAGCGATTGTTGACGCCGTCGCGGACGATCTCCGAATAAGCGTCGTCCGGCTTAACCGGGTCATCGATAATCAGCGCGCCCTGCCAGCCCGGTTCCATGTGTCCGGCACGAAAGCCGGTAACCTGTCCCGCAGCTGACGAAGCATAAACGCCGCCGCCGTGCTCGGTCCACCACATCGCCTTACTGTCAGCGTCATCGCGTAGCGACATCGGCCACATCGACTGATAGGCCTGCGACTTAATCATGCCGCGTGCGGTGGAGGAGTTCAGCAGCGCCAGATTGTGCGAATAGGACAGGTGCATGAATCGGGCCCGGCAGTTCAGCGCCAGCCCGCGCCCCATCATGTTGATGGTCGCCAGCTCCGTTTTTGTGTACCCAGGCGGGACGTTGATGATCAGGCGCTGAATCTCACCATCAATGACGCGATCCAGTGTTTGCTGAATCACCTTATGGTGAGGCGCGACTATCATCTTTCCACCGGTGCGCTGCTTGAAGAAGTAGCGAGCGTAATAGAGCCCGTCCTCTTCGCATTCAACCTTACGGGCAAATGCCCTTTGCTCAGCAGTCGTCATCCTCCATCATCTCCTGCCGTGCGGATTTGTATTCCTCTTTGCTCATGGTGATCGTCTGGATGGCGCCACCATTCGGGCCGGAATGTTCAAACTTGTGCTTATTGGTGTAGGCATCGCCGCATTCCTTTGCAGCCTGCTCGATGATCTCTGCCGTAAGCGCGAGGTTCTTCATGCCCTCGGCGCGCGTTGCCATGCGGTCGAGAACTCGAAGGCGGTACGCCTTGTTGGCGATCGGAATATCGGAGATTTCATTCTGGAAGCGTTCGCGGGTGGCATTGAACATGTCCACCCATTTCTGCGCCAGCCCCCTGCCGTTTGCTTTCGTCGGGTCGTGGGATTCGACCTGCTGACGTGTGATGCTCAGGCCAAATTCTTTTTTGACCAGCTCAACCACCTGAGATGGAGTATCGAAGCAGGCAAGAGACTGAACGATGAAGGCTTTGACCTCACCTTTCAGTGTCGCCATAGATTACCTGCCTGTCATAATCAGTCATATTGTTAGGCCAGTTTTAGCATGCACGTCCCGCATGACCTGGCTATATCGATGTGAGCCACTTCTGCTGGCGAGTTGGCCGCATCAACGAGCTCCTGTACTTCTTTGCTGGCACCGTATCGACGTACGACACCAGTGAATTCTTCGACGTCGTGGCCGCGCAGTGTAAGCACTGGCTGCCCGGTCTCTTTGTTGAACTTAGGCGCGCCGAAATCATCGGTGGCCTGGGCGATATGGTAAAGCTCATGCTCTACCAGTGCGCAGAACTCGAGGTCACTGCATTGTGAGCAGTAATCGGCTGCAAGCGTGATGATGAATTTCGGGATGCGCCCGAACCATTCATACATCTGCTGTTCCATTCTGGCTTTCTGCCAGCCACCGGCGCGGAGCATTACCTGCTCAGCCTGCCCGAGGACATGTCGCCCTTTCTTCGCAAACGAATCGGACGCCCACATGAAGCAGAGGTCTGCCTCTAACAGGTGTTCATGGTCAGGGTTATGGATGCTGCCGGTATCACTGAGGATTTGGCGGCTTATCCACTCATGCACTTCATTGGCGGGAATGAGCCGGGTGTATGGCTGCCAGTTGTCGGAGGTGATGAAGTTAACTGGCGGGTATGGCCTGCGATCTTCATCGTTAACCATGGGTTACTCCGTTGTTTGTTCTGCCTTGCTCTTGGACTTCAGATAATCAAAGGTCATATCGAGGAGCAGAATGCGCAGGGCGTCCTCCTCTGAAATTCGAGGGCTAAGCTCACTCACTCGACGCTGCAATTCTTCAAGCACTTCGCGAGAGCGTGCAACCTGCTCTCTCATATCAAGAGTTAAAGTGATAGGCCCTATTATCGTTGTCATGATGCACTTTCCTCGATTTCGCCCTCTGCCGGTACTGGCGTGAACTCCACACGCTTCACATCAGCAGGTGCGAAATACAGCCACTGGCCTGTTTCGGTCGCCAGCGGCACAAAGCCATTAACCAGCTCAGGCTGACGTCGTGACATCTTGCCCGTGAAGGTTTCCCCTGTTTGGGTGGTTAGCGTGATTTGGTAGATGTCGGACATGGTTACCTCTTTGCCTTGTCGCAGCTGTTGCCCTGCTTCTCAGAAGTGCTTAGCCACTTACGGCTTACCCGTCAGCAAGATGTGATCACCATCCTTGCGTGGTTACACAGATCATTATCGAAGCCCCTCAGTGAAGAGCTTCTGTAATGCCGAGATCAGCCAATAAGCAACTCGGGCTGCGTTACCTGCATGATGTGCTCATGCTCGAGCTCCAGAACGCGCTTCTCTTTCTTCCGTTCGTTCATCAACCGGCTGCCGATCGTTCCTTTCAGCTTTGAGCGCGTTTCTTTAATGGCGTAGCGGTGCTGCATTTCTTCACCCATCGCCATGCGTCGGTTTAGCTGCTCGGCCATCCAGTTAAAGGCATTGATATAACACTCCTTTACTGCGGCAGCTGTTTTGCCAGTGAATCCCATCACGAGCATCATGCATCCGTCGCGGGTGATGTTATACATAGGCTGAACATCGCCATTTTTATCAATGAAATCAATGGGCGCAAAATTGCGCTGGGTGAAGTCATCGGAGCATTTCAGGTTACGTATGGCACGCAAAACGTCTTTGTGTCGCTTGCCAAAGTAATCCGCCACCTTGAGTGATGTGGTGATTATCTTGTTGTCGAGGGTCGTGACCATTTCGCGGAAGTCGAAGGCCGGAATAACTGACGGATTATTCATAGCGTCTTTACCTTTTAGAAAGTGAGCCTGTCTCACAGAAAAGCCGCCCGAGAGAGGTCGCCACCTATAACGGCATTTCTCAGGCTCGCTTACTGAAAGGCTCTCGTTGATGTGCGCGTGAGATGCGCAGACATAAAAAAGCCCGACCGAAGTCAGGCTCTGTAATTTGGGTGACGAATCACTTAAGACACTGCTCTTTGATGTAGTCCTGCATGCCGCGAATCATCTTGTCGGCGGTTGCAATTCCATCTCGGTGATCGAAATAATTCCGTCGAGCGTCTGGAGTAAGTTCGGGGGATCCTGCATCATCCACGCCGGTGGCGGAGGTGGCTTTGGGCACTCCAGGGCAGGTTGCGGCGATGCGCAGCCGTTTAGCGCCAGAATCGACATCCCGACGCAAATCGTTAATGGTTTTTTTCGCATCGGACAATTCCTTCGTGTATTTGGCATCCAGCGCAGCGACATCCCGCTGCCGGGTCTGCATATCTTTGATGGTGGCGTTAGCCAGGCTGAGCAGTTCAGTGGCCTTATCGCGCTGGTCTTTGTAGGTGATGGAATTGCCGCGGTAGTGATTCACCGCCCAGACCAGCGACACGATGATGCAGACAACCACAGCGATAATGATTGCAGTTACCCTGCTCATTTTTGACTCCAGGTACAGACCTCATATTCAACATCTCGCCGATTCATCAGGCCTTTCCACTTCTTGCCACCAGCATATACCCAGCGCTTAAGCTCAGAGCATGCTCCTGCATAATCTTTAGCGTTGATTCTCTTCAGCAGAGTGGAGTTGATGGTTGCGGTAGCGCCTACGTTGTAAGCGAAGCTGTAGATTGCTGCTCGCTGCGTTTCAGTGGTCTGCACTTTGATATGCGGATCAACCTGAGCGGCGATGCGTGTTAAATCTTTTCGTGTCAACGCATCACATTCTTTGTCTGAGTAATATTTACCCCAGATGATATCGCTTCCGGTGTGACCATCGCATACGGTGACAATTCCCACTACATCTTTGTAAGGGTAATGTTCTCGGCCTTCCAGCCCAGTCTTGCCAGATACCATTACCGTGGCAATACTAACAGCCCCGGTTCCTAGTGCTGCGATAATGCTATTTCTGAGCGCTGGAGACATTGCCATTTAATCTATCCTCGCGCTCTTTGCGCTTGTAGTACCAGTTCACGACAAAGGTTCCGATAGTGCAGGCGATACCGATGATGATTGCCCAGTCGTTCAGGGAAAGAACGCCACCCATGGTTGTTAAGCCTCCAACCCAATAACTGAGCCATTCTCTGATTTTATCCATGCGTTGCATGCTCTCACCTCGCGTTGTTAGCGGGTGCTGTGTGTGTTTGAAAGGGGTCAGGCTTCACGGGCTGGATTTTCAACAAAGCACGTAGTGATTGATTCCCGTGAGCCTGAAATAAAAAACCCGCTCAAGGCGGGAATGTGAGTGTGTGGCAATGTCAGCTCTGCGGCTGAAGATACCCTGGCTGGGTTTTTGGTGGGCCGTGAAGGATTCGAACCTGTCTACCCTTCCCTTATGAGGGGACCGCTCATACCAAATGAGCTTCCGGCCCTTATTTGGAGCATCTGGCGGGGATCGAACCCGCATCTTCTGGTTGGAAGCCAGACGTAATTCCCAAACTACGACAGATGCAGAATTGGCGGGACAGGAAGGATTCGAACCTTCGACCATTCGGTTAACAGCCGAACGCACAACCGCTGTGCTTCTGACCCTGAATGCAAAAAGCCCCGCACTTCTGCGAGGCTATTAATTTTTGGTGGTTTCATCTCAAGGCGTCTATCGACCCGGTGTGCGATGTTTACTTATTTCCTCACCACCTCGCTCTTTCGCCTTTGACGTCCGAGCATACAGTAATTATGCATCTTCAAAACTTGTTTTCAAGTCTTTTTTGCAAGTTTCTTTATTTTCGATGCCAAGTTCTGCAATTAACGTGAAGAAGACAGCAGAATTGAACAGATCGATACACCACCGAACGCGATCGATGCACTGCTTTTCAGTCAAGAAAGGCGCGTGGTGATACTGCATCCAACGGGCCATATCGTTAATGGTCTTGCGCCATGTGTAATAGTCCTTCCCTATCTCGTAGACGATGCTATTTTTTGGGAATGATTTGAGAATCACTCTCTCCATAAATTCAGCCTCTTCTTCATCAGCAGCATTTCCCATCAGATCGGATAGAGACTTTTTAGGCCAGATGATAGCTTTTGCCTGCATGATAAGCTGATCTCCTGAATACCCCATCTTGCGAAGACCGGCGAGTACGGTAGTAATCCTCTCCTGCTGCTCACCTGTCCATCCAGTGAGTATCATCGACCACATGCCGCCACCTCCAGACAGATATGAGGTGTCACTACCACCAAACTCTCTTCCCCAAAGTCCTAATAACGAACGAACCCACCGACTTTGAGCAGGAGTGAGGCGGCGATATTTCCCAAGATATGAGCGCCGCGGTACAGAAGCCAACTTCATCCATGAGCATTCAGGATCGGCACGTAGTACCGATGCTTTCTGGTAATTTTCGATATCGGTGCGGGTCATGCTGCCTCCTGCTGTTTCAGTGTTTTGAGCTTTGCGCGGTAATGCGCTGCCAGTGCATCGAGTTCTTCACGTGTCCATTTCTTTGCTTCGTGCGGACCCATCAGTCGGTCATAGGCTGCCTGCCCAATCTTGGCGATCAGCCGAGGACGGTATTCACCGATATTTCCTGACAGGTATGAGTTACACGCCTCACACTGGAGGTGGCAATTTGACTCGTCGTATCTGGTTTCTGGCGATGCGCCGACTGTACGGAAGTGCCCGGCGTTCATCTTTGCTCCGGTATTGCGACCGCAACTGATGCAAGGTTGTCCTGCGTCACGATGGCGTATAAACGCGTTAAACGCCTTCTGGGCGCGTTCGTGGAATTTACTGAGTGGTTGCAGCGCCTTCTTGCGGATCTTCAGCTCTCGGCGTTCCTGTTGAGCCTCCTGCTTACGCTTGCGCTCCGCATCCAGTTTCTTTTTGGCAAGAAGCAACTGGCTATATTCGTAGCCATGCTCAGGGCAACACCACCAGACGTTGGAGAAGGTGGTAGTGAACTTTTCTTTGCATACCTTGCAGGTTCGGCGGGATGGTTTACGCATGGTCACCACCTTGCACCTGTACCAGCGTGAGGTTTCCGCAGAACACGGCTCCTGTATCGATGTACATCTGATTTGCATACTTCAGGGGCTGGCGCGCTGGGGTGTGTCCGAAGATAAACAGTTCAGCACCTGCTATCGCTGAGACAATGCCTTCCTGAGCATCGCTAACCCTCTCACGATTCCAGATGACCATTTCTTTCGAGACTGGCTTGTCGAACGCATATTCGTTATGCGGGTAGTCAGCGTGGCAGATAACGATTTTACGTTCAGCGGTAACCAACTCGATGACGAGTGGCAGATCAGCCGCTTTGTGAACCAGAGCCTTAGCCAGCACCTCTTTGTCATAGTCGAGATTGAAGAACCAACCGCCACCATTTACCAGCCAGTGATTGACGTTACCGTACTCTGAAAGGCCATCAACCATCATCTGCTCATGGTTGCCGCGTACAGCCCGGAACCACGACAGAGTAATCAACTCCAGGCACTCTACGTTTTCCGTGCCGCGATCAACAAGGTCACCCACAGAGATCAGCAAATCACGCGCAGGGTCGAACGAAACCTTATCGAGTTCATTCATCAGCAGCGTGTAGCACCCATGCAGATCGCCGACCACAAAAATATTGCGCCATTCAGCGCCGTTAATGCGTTGATAGATGCTCATGCGTGTTTTCTCCGTGCTGCGAGGCGCAGCCATTTCTGATCCACCAGGTGGGATGTGTAATCTTTGAGAGTGGGTATTTCTGACGGACTCAGTTCCGGCTTGCGCTTGCTGCGAGTCGGTACTTTGTAGATGCCGCCATTCATGACGCGATTGATAAGGTTAGCCACGACGACCTCCGAAGCGGGAAGCCCATTCCATAGCCAGGCGAGATTCATCACCCCAGCGAACGTTGCGCTCAGCACCAAAGGCATGAATGAGCTCGATGAGGTCACGCATTTGGCTGACACTCATCTTGCTGGTTGACTGCCCCAGCACCACGAAGCCGTCACCAGCCAGGTTAGGAACTACTTCCTGCTTAACCAGCGCGGCGGTGAAGATATGTTTCCACGATTCGGATGAGAGCTTGCGACCATGCCATTCGACCTGGCTGCTGACGTCGCCCAAAATAGCCCAAAGTTTGGCGTTCTGGTCGATGGATCGCGTCATCTCTTTTATCTCGATGACGACCGGGCGCTTCTCATCGATCTGCAACTGATTAATCGCATTGATGGCATTGGCGCGGATGTTGGTGTTGCGGAGGAGATATTGCTGCTTCATACGCCACCTCCGTGAGGTAACGCAGAATGCAGAAAATCGCAGGTGCATTTCTGCATCTGTGACTGGAGAAGTGACTTCAGATTTTGTGTGCGCATAAACGTCCCCGTTTAGCGCAACCCCATCGCCGGGTGTTCAGGCCGACGATGGTTAGATTATGGCTTATTGATTATGGAAAATCAAAGGTGGGAACTTAGCTACTCTTGTCGGAAAACTCGCCTTCTTTCTCAGGCTGTTTAAATGCTTCAGGCATGTTTGTATAGCCGCAATCGTCACACTGCCAGTCGCCTGTGCTTCCGTTAGGTCCTGTTTCTCTGCTTACTTTACCAGAGCCACAGTTTGGGCAAATTCCTCTTCCCATATCGCCTCCTATTTTTTGGCGTTTTGGTCTGCCATTTCAATGTATCTCGGATCATTTGATTTAGGAAGTTGTAAGCTTTGCTGCCGATAGAATTGGACTCTTTCCATGAAGTATTCGCGCAGGTGCTCAGGCTGCTCACGCGCCACCTGCTCAGCGATAACTGGCATATTCAGGCGCTCTTTGTACGCGACACCAGAAGCGGCAAGGTCAACATTAACCTTGTCACGATCTTCCTGGCTCTTTGCTGCTATGTTGAACCTTGACATAAATTAACCTTAAGGTTGCCATCCCATGCCGCAATTTCCAGTTTCGTGCATCCATTTATGTCCGCACTCTCTACAAACATAGTAGCTTTCCTGGGTTGCACGGCCATTCAGACTCATGTACTCGCCTTGCTCTTCAGGGATATACTCCATGCATTCTAGAGGGGGTTGACGGCGCCCTCTGGGCTGTTTTTCACATACCTTACATGTCATAAAAACCTCCACACAAAAAAGCGAAGGCCATACAGTAGCATGGCCTTATACGTTTATCTTTGTATAACATCACTTATATGCGCGGCTTTGCGATCTGCTGGGGATTTAGCCATTGATCACCTTCCCGCAGCGCTTGCAGTAGATGCCATGAAATGTCTCTGGCCTTGTTTTATCTATCAACCTGATGATTACCGTACCGCTACCTTCCATTGCTCCAAGATTTGCGGCAGGGGCACCTCTGGTGATTGCAGGACGATATGAATGACCGAAAAGAAAGCCTAAAACACCGCGACATTTAGCCATTGATAATCCCCCATGCCATCTTAATGAGCGACTCCCATGCAATATAAACTCGCACACCAGCAGCAAGGCCAAAGCCGGCTATCATCGAATACATCAGAGCGTTGCTTTTTGACATCACTTCACCCCCTGCTGCGGTGCTGCTGCGAGCATGAAGGCGCGAACGGTCCTGGCTATGCGATCGCGTAGCTGCTGCGTGCCATGATAATCGATGGCAATATCGCGCAACTCGGTAACCAACTCGCGGATTTGATGGTCTTTCATCGGCATCTGCGATGGAGTGGTGACGATCTTTCTACGCTCGTTATCTAGGTCTTTTTGTAACTGGATTACCCAGCGGGCGAGCTCACCTTTTTCGCCGGATTCAAGCCGTAAATCATCTAAACGATATTTATCAATCATTGCTGTTATCCTCGCAGCAGTGGTGCCGCCCCTCTGGGTCAGTAGATACATGTCCACAGATATCGCATTCAATTTCCGGAAGCACCGATTCTGACTGTTCTTTGATGTGCAGTCTCGGTTCTCCGTCTTTCGGTTCGGGCCACTGGCGCGCCTTGTTTATCTCCAGTTTTTCAATCATCGCTCTGGTGATGAACTCGTCAGAGAGCCCCATGCGCCTCTGCGCATCCCATAGCAGAAACTGCATATCAGCCCACTCAAGCGGATCGGATGGGTCAGCAGCGGCTTCCAGCGCTTCTTTGCTGAGGTGTTTTAGTGGCCCCACAGGACCGACATTACCGAATGTGGCATCAGACCATTCAGCGTGATCACGGCGAACCTTTTCGCGCTTACTTACAAGTTGGCTCCCCTTAATCATGGCGGCGCGGCAGGCGTTCCATGAGTCAGCCGCTGCATTGCACTCATCATCATCCCACTGGTAGGTAACGCCACGTGGCGCATAAGTGCTGGCAAGGATTTCAATTTTCTCAGGGGTTGCCTCATCAGGCGGCACTACCGGCGCTGGCGGGGCGGTGTAGAGCGGAATAACCGCATCACCCATTGGCTCTGATAAGCAGGTAAGGTGAAGCTCACCCATATTAGCGTAAGCAAGCGTTTCCTCTGCTGCGTAAAGAGCAGGCTCCGCTTCGAGCGATGCCAGCGCGATACGCGCCAGCTCACGAATTTCATCACCGCCGATATCGTCGATTTCATCCCGACTGGAAATTTTTGTGAGCCACTCTACGCGCTCTTTGGTAATAGTGGTCATGCCGCGTTTCCTTCTGCCTTGTTCACGATTACGCCGTCATAAACCTCTTTCAGATGACCTCGTAAATCCATGCGGCGAAGCGCGCTAAACATGTAGTCGCACTCAGCCTGTTTGTTTGCCTGAAACGGCTTGCTCTCTCTGTTAACCCAGAGTCCATTACCAGGCCAGCCGTGAACCTTTTTTACCCGACCTTTGACAACGTGAAGCAATCCCCAACCCAGCGGCAAGTCTTCAACATTTACGATACCAGGTTCGCTAATCATGAATCGCCAGTCGCCCATGCCTTTTTCTGGATTGATGCGGAATGGCTTTTTACGGTCAGCCAGCAGGTCAGACCGCGAGCATTTAGCCTCAATGAGACAGGATGCGCCATTGCGAAAACCTATGGCATCGGCCTGCTCTCCGTATGGTGTCCATGCTCTGAATCTGTCATGAAATGCCACCTTAAAGCCGTTATTTTGAAGAAAGCGCCAGGCTATTTGGCAAAGTTCGTCGTGCGTTAATGGGATTAAGTCCATCACTCCCCCTTACCGATGCCAGCGGCGCTAAGTTTTGTATTCACGTCGCCTTCAAAAATAGGCAGCACACCAATAGCCGCAGCCCAATTTTTAGCTAACTCAGGGTCTGATGTCTCATCGGTGTAATCTGACGCCCGCCACCCAATAAGCCGTTTCTGACAAGAAGTCTCAGCTATGCGCTGCTGTCGTTCGAATGACTCTTGCGCAAGTCCTAAATTCCAGTCTCTCAGTTCTGCTATGCGCTTCTCTGCTGCTGCCAACTTGCGTTTTACTTCCTCGTTTTCCTCAACCAAAGAACATGCCGCTTCATGGTCAACTGCTGCCGTATGCTCTGCGGCTTCCAGCTCATCCAGCAGCGCCAGAACGGTGACGGGGTTTGCGGCGGCGATGAACTTGGCATCCGCCTTATGCAGCGCAAGACCGTAGTCGCTGGCCAACTGATCTTCACTCCACCAGGTTACCCCTTCCTCTGAGATGGCTTTCTCCGCCACTTCACGCAGCGCCTGTTTGTCTGTCATGCCCCTACCCTCCCGTAAACCATCATCAGGCGCTGATGCGCTTCGCTTTTCATGAACTCCGCCACCACTCCGTTTTTATCCGGGTTGTAGGGCATGAACATCTTCGGATCGTCTTTGTCAGCCGGCGCCTTAGCGATGCCTTTGACCTGCTGGCCAACAGCATTAGCCTCGACCGCTCGACGTGAAATTGCTTCCCTGCCACCGTGATCGAGCCATGTCTGATGGTCTTCTTCGCTGGCGAATACACCGATGCCGGACACGCTCCGCAACATGCCGAGTCTTCTCAGCGCTTTGGCTTCCTCGTAGTAACGGGAGCGACCGATACTCAAATCGCGGATCATGTCTGCTACGCTGACTGGCTGATTGGCTTTCACGTAGCTGACGATGCGTTGTTTTATGCTGTCCATCTCACACCATCCCGTTCGCTTTGTTGCGTTTGTACTTAGCCAGCAACAGTTCTGCTGGAGTCGGCCCTCGGTCTGCTGCCGGCGCGGCGATTGCCCTACGTACCGGTGGCACTGGCTTACCCTCGGTTACGCGCTTCTCCCACATGTCCAGCAGATCACCCGCCTCGCGTGCCAGCTCACCATGTGTTAACTGGCGCTCAGTGCTGCGGTGGCGCAGTTCGACGCAGATGTGGTACATGACTGGCTGCGACCACGGGAATTGCTCACTGGAGGTGAATTCGAACGAACGGTTACGCCAGTCCCAGTATTCGGCGATCACCTCGTCAACTGTGATTCCAAGCACCCCACCGCTCTGTTTGCACCAGGCGACGAACTGACCCGGCGACGGCAGGAATGGACGCTCCTGACGGCGGGCGACGCGCATACCGGCATCGACCTGAGCCATTGAGTGGATCCCGTTCTCCTGAAACGCCAAAAGCCACTGACGGCGGAATTCATTCAGGTCATCCTGGCTCCGGAAGTTCGCCATGCTGGCTGGGAACGCGGCACGCAACTGGTTGAACAGGCCATTGAATACCTGGGCCACCTGCTCGACCGTTGCGCGCTCCTGGTACTGCTCAGGCAGGTTGTTGGCGACTCTGCTCATCTGCTCGCGGTCAAAATCGTGCATCTGCTCTGCAAGAGATTTCATCGCATCACCTCATAGGCCCAGTCAGTGTTGTTGAAGTCGAGCTCCGGCTTGACAGCTTCTTCGCCTGTCTGCTGCTTGTTACGTTTGATATCGAGTTGAGTCCACTTGTCTCGCAACGTTGCCGGACACAGCACATTGCCCTTCCAGAACTTGTCGTTACAGGCCCACTTGAACAGGGCAGCGATTTCGTAATGGGTGCGACCATCACGCTCGCGCATCAGCCGGATGTCGTTAGCCCAGCCTGCGTAGTTTGGTTTTTTTGCAGATGGTGAAATGCTTTGCACCATGTTGAACAGCCATTCAGCGCAACGGAGGTCTTCTGACGTCCCCCACTTGGTACCGCTCTGGATCGCCGCTTCAGGTTTCAGGACAGGAGGTTTTTTTCCTGGCTTGTCAGAGGATTCGTCAGAATTCTCGGACGAAGAGTTATTTATATTCTTGTTATTACCTTCTTGTTCATGATGTGCGGGGAATTGTGCGGCCTTATGTGCGGCATACCCATCTGAACCAGCGCCATTACTGGCTTCTTCATGTGCGTCTGTATGTGCGGCTTTATGTGCGGGTAAATCGTCCATTTTTTGAGCATATTCAGCATAATTTGTGATAGTGATCACCCTGCCTTTTCGCTTCTCTCCAGTGATGGTGATCATCCCTTCTCGGACAAAAACAGACAGCATTCTCTCAACAGAATCCCTGCTTGTTGGCACTCCGTTTCTGTCACAAAGCTGAAGGCCTAAATCGGCTGCAGTTACTACCAGTTGACCGGTGTGCAGAGGCCATTCATGCCCCTTAAATGAGGCAGTGTAGGGTTGTCTGGCAGCGCTCATAAGCAGGTTCTCCCACAATGTGCGAAGATAAACATCCTTCGCCCATGGCTGCTTAAGCACGCTCCGGTACAACGGGATGTAACCAGACTTCTGGTTTTCCATCCTGTTGCTCCTGAGTTGCCTTGCGGCGTTTAAGTCATAGACGTTTGCCATTGTCATGCTGCACGCTCCTTAACCTGCTGAGCGGCCCATATTCCGGCGATCCACTGGATGCCTTTAGGTGTGAATTTGTTCTGAGTAAACGCATGGCCGTTAAGCTGGTTTTCACCTGTTTTCACAGTGAACCGACCTGCGTCAATGTGCTGCGCGTACGGCGTAAGCTTCCCGGCCAGCAGATACATGATTTCGTTATCCAGCAGGAACTGGCGAAAGAGGTTTTCTTTGATATGCAGAAGTTTGCAGGTCTCGCGAAATCCGAGCGAACCCGACGCATTAACGTAGCTGTCAACGAACTGAACCTTCGGCGCCGCAATGGAAAGTTGATTCTCAAGCTGAAGCTTTTCTTCAGCCAAATCTGCAGCCAGGCGCAGTGCTTCAGGTAGTGTCTGCGGAAGCAGAGGGCGAGATTGTTCTTCAAGTTCGTGGAGGCGACGTATCACTCTCATGCGAAGCTGAGCACTGTAGCCGGTTACCAGGCATTCGGTATGCTCACGGTCAAGAGCATATTCACGGTATTCCTGGCCATTCTGAGGGTGTACCCAAGTCTGGATATACCCCTCAGCACGCTCTCCGAGTTGCTCTAACATCACATCAATATCACGCATAACATGAGCGTGATTTTTGCCTGTCAATTCAGCGATTTCTCGGCTTGTCATCTTCAGGATATTGCCCGTAGTGATTATTCCTGACATACTTACCTCGTTAGTGTTGTTGACATAACACAGTGTTTTGAGAGCCGTAGCTGCTACCAACAGCGCGGCTTTCGCCTTTATTGATACTTCCCATCACATAACTCCCAGCATCGAAGTGACCATCGTCATCAACGGCCCAACCTGCTCCGGCATGAGGCGGAACAGTGACGCTATACCCTCGCTTACCTCTTTCAGCTTCTGGTGCTCTGGTGCGTTCAGGAGAACGGCTTGCTTTGCTTCTGAACATTCCTTCATGGCGGATGCAATGAGCGACATCGTGTCGTTCTGCGGCGCCAGGCGGTTGCGGTACTCCAGCGGCAGGACGGACATAATTGCCGGTGCCAGCTGGCGAATGTTGTTGGCGGCGTATTCGGTATCGCCATCAATCCAGCGAAACACTTTCTGCATCTGGCGATGCGAGTCAGTCGGGATATCCAGACCGGTGCCGCCGGTTGCCCGCCACTCTTCAACAATCAGCGCAGCGACAAATTCACGGCTGCGGCAATCAGCCGACCAGGCGCGAACAGCTGCGCGGATCCCATCGATGTTTAACGCCGCGGAATCAGGTTCCCGGCGATTCTGGTAAATCATCGCCGTTGGCGAAAATTTGTTACCTTGTTGATACGCAAGTGAATGCATTGCTTTCCCTTTCGTGGTTAGGGCCGCCGTTAAGCGGCTGTGTTATTCGCCCCAAGCAGTTGGGCGAGATCTGGACGGATATCTGCTGGTTTGAGCTTGCCGTTGGTTGCAGACACAATCTTCATTACGTAGCGAGCATCGATTCCGCCACCGTGCAACCAGCGCCATACCGTCGGCTGCGCCACGCCGCACAGGTCGGCTAATTTCTTCTGGCTACCAGCGATATCAATGGCGCGCTGGATGGTTTTGTTCGTCATATTCCAATTCCTATGAGTATTGGTGTGAATTGATAATAGCAATGCGTATTGATTTAAGCAATAGCCAAACGTGTTTTGACCATCAATACGCAAGCGTATAAATTTAAACTCATGAAAAAAGAAACTCTTGCAGAACGCCTGAATCAGGCAATGGAACTATCTGGCATGTCTCAGGGCGCTTTAGCTAAAGCGGCTGGCATTGCTCAGCCCACTATCTGGAGGCTGACCAGTGGAAATGCGCGTGGCTCGACTAAAATCGTTGAGATCGCCAATGCGCTTGGCGTTCGAACTGAGTGGCTTTCAACCGGAGTTGGGCCGATGCGTGCAGATGGTCAAATTCCTGAAATTTCGCAGCCAAAAACAGAGCTTGCACCTACTGACACTTTTCGAATTGAAGCGCTAGACTTTTGTGTGAGCGCCGGACCAGGCGCCATCAATAGCGAGTTTGTAGAGGTGCTTAGATCCGTGGAATATTCAGTCGAAGATGCTCGCCGGATGTTCAATGGCAGGAAGGCAGAACAAATAAGGATTATCAACGTCCGCGGCGACAGCATGTCTGGCACTATTGAGCCAGGTGATCTGCTGTTTGTAGATATCAGCGTCCAACACTTTGACGGTGACGGAATCTACGCGTTCATCTACGACGACACATCACACGTTAAACGCCTGCAGAAGATGAAGGATAAGCTGCTGGTCATATCTGACAATAAGACATATCGCCCGTGGGAACCGATCGAAAAAGAAGAGATGAATAAAATCTTCGTGTTCGGCAAGGTGATTGGTAGTATGCCGCAGACATACAGAAAACACGGTTGAAATATATTTAGCTTCATCGTTAGAAGCTTTCACAGCAAAGGAAAAACAATGCAAAAATACCTTTTTGCAGTCGCTTTGGCTGTTACTCTTGCAGGCTGCGCATCCTCTGGTAACCAGCAACTGAAGAACGAGACAGAAACTAGCGTTCAGTCAAAAATTCAGGAAGGAAAGACAACAAAGGCTGAAGTTAAATCCTATTTTGGCTCACCAGACGCTGTTTCTTACACTGATGGCGGGAATGAAATCTGGAAATATTCTTTCGCAAAAGTGAAGGTGAACGGGACTACGTTCATCCCCTTCTATGGTCTTTTCCATAACGGAACAAATGGCACCAAGAAAGAGCTTACCATTCTATTCAAAGACGATAAGGTGCAGAAATACACCATGGCCGAATCGGCAATTAATACAAAATCAGGCTGGGCTGATTAATAATCCAATTAGCTTTACCCGGCGATCTGGCCGGGTTTCTTCACCTTAATGCTTTCCTTCCATTCCGCACGATCTCCGCAGCATCTCTGTTAATCCCCTTCCCGATCACGTTACCGGTTTCCTTCCGGTACTGCTCCAGCTTGTCGATTATAGCTTTCTGAGTCACAGGAATGTCTGCCAGGCACAATTCCATCACTGCGAGCCCGGCTGCGTGAGCCATCATGTTTACTCTTTCATCATCCAGTTCCATAAATAACCAGCCTCTTGATGTTTTTATGAGCATACCACGCAACTTTTACAAAAATAAATTCCTTTAGCTATCAATGAATTGATACCTATTGCTATCAATTAATATCAATACGTATTGCTATAAACAATACTCATCGCTATTATCAACTCATCGAAACGAAACATCGACAGCTGAGCGAAGAGATTCGCATAACTCAGTTCCCCGCTATCTCCAGACCTCAAGGGGTCATGGCATACCGGGCGCGCGGCGGACAGGGTTGGGTGCAGCAAAACAAGAATGTTTTGGGATTGGATGAATGCGCAGGCTGATGCGCAGGGGGACGTGACTGACTCCCGAGGATAGCTAAGCAAATAAGTCAGCTCCAGCCGCCTAAAAAGCGCCTTATGCCGGAGATCAGCACCGGTCATCCAATCGCCAAAGCATTTCTCCCGCATCAGCGGGTAACGACAGAGGGTAAGGTTATGGGATCTGGCGACATAAGCTTCAAGGATAATCATCGCCTTAGCATTAAGGTTGATGAGTTTATTTCCATAATTCCCACATTTCGTACCAAAAAAGAAGCTATCAGTGCTGGCTCAAAATTCGGTTGGTCATCAGCTTTTTGCATCGAGCGCAGATTCGAAAAGGTATGGGCTGTGGGAACAAAGGATTTTCAGAACGATTATGTTGGAAAGGTTACGTTTGAGGTGTTTCGCCTTCCTCTTTTGAAGTGGCAAAAGGTAGACGGAATTACGCGATGCCCGGTCCTTTCCATTCGCAGATATCAAGCCGCCTAACCAGCGGCTTTTTCATACCTGGAGTCATTTACGAGTGGCTCAAGTTATGACAACCGGCGGCCATCCACCGCCAGATATTGCGCAACCCCATTATTAACGTTCCGTTCGCCGCGATAAGGCCAAGAGGGTTTATGAATGATTTGGAGTTTGGCTTAAAGATTTACGCCTTATGGTTTATTGGGATGTTTCTGCTCGGCATAGCAATCAACTCGCTGACGAAAAAAGAACATCGCCAGCCACTTTCAAAACTAGCCATTGACCATGTTCGCATGTCTTCCGCAATAACCATTGTGGGCCTGATTTTGTGCGGTATGGGCTGGTTCTTATTCAAGGTGGTGTGAGATGAAAGTCACCCACAACGGCAAGCAGTACACCGCCAAAAAGCTCAACGATAACGAGTGGCAGCTAACATCACTATCGGCACCACGCGAAAAGCTGACACTGAACCGCTGGCAGATGCATATAGCTGGCCTCCTGGAACAGGTTGAGGGGAAGGTATGACTATCAATCACCCACTTCTTCGCTTAGCTCAGCAGAAAGCCCGTGATGCGCGCCAGAATGGTGATGGCGCCAAATGGATGGAAGCCAACGAAGAGATGAAGAGAGCCGCTGGCATGCCTTGGTATAGAGGGAATTCGAATCAGCGTGGAGGTGAGCATGCAATGGGTTAAATACTCTGAGCGCAAGCCAGATGCCGCCGGTGTTTATATGTGGCGAATGGGCAGCCGAAGAGTTAAAGGGCTTGTCGTTATTGCCCGAGCTAAGTTTCGCCTTCGTGGCGCTGGTTACGAAGATGTTCTTTCACCTGAATTTGATCGTTGGGACGGATATTCGGTCATTGTACCAGGCGAACTTCAGTGGGCTGAAGATGATGGCTCATTACCTGACATTTCTTTCGAAAATCTCCCTGACGCAACAGAGTGTCCATTTTGCAAACGACAGCCAGTAATTAAAGCGTTCGAATGGAATCGCGGATGCAGGATTGCTCCTGAGCCATACATCCTCAATCAGTTCCAACTGAAATGTTGCGGATGGATCGCTCCGGTTACCTTCGATTCACCAATTTCAGCCATAGAGTGCTGGAACTCAAAACTTTCTAAGTAACCACCCTATTCAACCGATCGGCCTGGCTTTCTGCGGGCGGCATCTGCACATCCAAATTTCAGGAGAAACCATGAGCGAAGTAACGGATTTAGTCGTCATTGAGAAGCAGAACGCAATGGCGGTATTCACCACCAAAGAGCAACTCGACCCGATTATTGAGGCTATCGAGAAAGAAGCTCGCAGCCTGGTGCCGGATGTGTCGACCCGTAAAGGCCGCGACGCTATCGCATCCATGGCACATAAGGTTGCCCGTTCAAAAACCTATATCGATAACGCCGGTAAGGATCTGGTTGCCGAGCTTAAAGCCCTGCCGAAGCAGATAGACGAAAGCCGCCGCATTGTGCGTGAGCGCCTGGAAGCGCTGAAGGATGAAGTGCGCCGCCCACTCACAGAATGGGAAGCCGAGCAGGAACGCATTAAGGCTGAAGAAGCCATGAACGCGCTGCACGCCGAAGCGCTGGAAATGAACGAAGAGTTCGACCGCCAGCGAGCCGCGCAGATCGAAGCAGACCACGAAATGGCTCTGCTGATGAATGAAAAGTTTGACCGTGACCGCGAAGAGCAGCGCCGTCAGGCGGAACAGGCTCAGCGTGAACGAGATGAGCGACTGAAACAGGAAGCGGCAGAACAAGCCCGCCGCGATGCCGAAGCGAAACACAAAGCTGAGATTGAAGCCGCAGCGCGCCGTGAAGCTGAAGAGAAAGCTCGCGCTGAGCTGGCGGAACGCCAGCGCATCGAAGCGGAACAGCGGGCGGCGCGTGAAAAGCAAGAAGCGGAAGCACGGGCGGAACGCGAAAAGGCCGCGGCGGTTGAAGCTGAGCGCCTTAAGGCAAAGCAGGCAGAAGATGCCCGCCTGGCGGAAGAGAAGCGCAAAGCTGATGAGCAGGCAAAGCGTGAAGCTGACGTGAAGCACCGCAAGACGGTCGGCACCAACATCGTTAACGCGCTCACCAGCTACACCAGCTTAACCCGCGAACAGGCTATCGAAGTGCTTACCGCTCTGAAAGATGACCTGATCCCCTGCGCGAAAATTCATTACTGAGGCAACCATGAACGCATACCTCACTTACGACCGCATCGAAGATCGGCGCTGGGCTGAGCAGCAGCTCGACGACGAGAAAGAGAAGTGGATCGACGACCAGGCGCAGAAAATCATCGACATGATGCCTAAAGAGCCGTCCGGCCTCTTCCACTTCACGATCCCGATTGACTCCAGCCCATACGAGGGACTTCGCAGCGATAAAGCTGGCGAGGCCTACAACGATTTCATTTCGGCAGTTGCTTACGCCCAGGCGGAATACGACTGGGAGCACCGTACCGGCTGCCCGTTCTAAGGAGTGATTATGAGCTTAACCCTTGTTGATTTCGTCAAACAACAGGAGCCGCTTTTCATTAAGGCGGCAACTGACGAGCGGATGGTGTGGGCGAAGGAAAGCCAGTTCGCCATCCAGCTATTTCAGAACAACGACTACCTGGCAAAGATTGCATTCCAGAACCAGACGAGCACGCAGAACGCGATCGTCAACGTTGCGGCTATCGGTATTTCGCTCAACCCAGCTCAGAAGCTGGCTTACCTGGTTCCGCGTAAAGGGGCTATTTGCCTCGACATTAGTTACATGGGCCTGATGCACATTGCGCAGCAGTCTGGCGCCATTAAGTGGTGTCAGTCGGCAATTGTTCGCAGAAATGACCAGTTCCGTCGGGAAGGGCTCGATAAGCCGCCAATCCACATCTACAACGACTTTGATACCGAAGAGCAGCGCGGGGACATCGTAGGCGCGTATGTAACGGTAAAAACTGACGATGGTGATTATCTCACCCATACGATGCGCATCGATGCCATCTACTCCATCCGTGACAGGTCTGAAGCGTGGAAGAAGTACAAATCTGACAACAGCAAGAAGTGCCCATGGGTCACCGATGAAGAGCAGATGATCCTCAAGACGGTCGTGAAGCAGGCAGCAAAATACTGGCCTCGCCGTGAACGTCTGGATGCCGCCATCGATCACGTCAACACCGAAGGCGAAGAAGGTATTAACTTCGCAGCAGAGCGCCAACCAGAGCGCGATGTCACTCCAGCGGAAAGCGAGATAATCAGCGAAATTAACGACGTTCTTATCTCAATGAATAAAACCTGGGACGATGACCTACTGCCACTTTGTTCAAAAATCTTCCGTCGTGATATTCGCGAATCATCAGATCTAACCCAAACCGAAGCCGTGAAAGCTCTCAGCTTCCTCAAACAGAAGGTGGCAGCATGACACCAGAAATTATCCAATCCCGCACAGGCATTGATGTAACCACTATTCAACAGGGCGATGAGGCATGGCACCGGCTGCGCCTCGGCGTCATCACCGCCTCTGAAGTGCACAACGTCATTTCTAAGCCGCGCTCCGGCACCAAATGGACGGGTATGAAAATGTCTTACTTCCACACCCTGCTCGCCGAGGTATGCACCGGTGTAGCGCCAGAGGTTAACGCAAAGGCACTGGCCTGGGGAAAGCAGTACGAGGAAGACGCCCGCACCCTATTCGAGTTCACCACTGACGTGAAAGTTACGGAGTCTCCGATCCTGTTCCGTGACGAGAGCATGCGCACCGCGTGTTCCCCTGACGGACTTTGCAGTAACAATTTCGGCCTCGAGCTGAAATGTCCATTCACCTCCCGCGACTTCATGAAATTCCGTCTCGGTGGCTTCGAAGCCATTAAGTCAGAGTACATGGCCCAGGTGCAATACAGCATGTGGGTAACCGGGAAAGACGCCTGGTTCTTTGCCAACTACGACCCGCGCATGAAGCGAGAAGGTATTCACCACGTCGTCGTTGAGCGGGATCCGCAGTACATGACCGATTTCAACGAAATGGTTCCGGAGTTCATCGAGAAGATGGACGAGGCGCTGGAGGAGATCGGCTTCACGTTCGGTGAGCAATGGAGGTAGCGATGAGCGAACTTTGGCAACCGTGGGAAAACCTATTCCTGCATGAAGTGGGTGGAACAATGCCGGTATCTGTAATTGCAGAAAAGTTTGAGCGCACGGAACGTGCCATAACAACTCAGGCATCGCGGATCGGCGCAAGTATTCCATCTCGAATGACCGGCAGGCGCTGGACCAAAGCCGAGTTATTCCTTCTCAACCGATTCACACCTGAAGAAGTCGCCGCAGCAACCGGGCGCTCCATCTACTCCGTACGCAGCAAATTACAGTCTCTGACCAGAGCGTCAGGAGGAAAAGTCATGCCTGAATGGACAGCAGAAGAAATTGCATACCTGTGGCGCCACACAAACGCAGAAGTCGCAGAGATGACCGGCCGCAGCATTGAAGAGGTCGGAGATAAGCGGCTGCAAACCAATATTGAGCGAAATGGCTGGGATGTTAACGATCCGGAGCGTGCGTCATGAAATACGGAAGTGTGTGCAGCGGCATTGAAGCTGCCAGTAAAGCGTGGGAACCTCTCGGCTGGAAACCTGCCTGGTTCTCTGAAATCGAACCCTTCCCCTCAGCAGTCCTCGCCCATCACTGGCCGGAAGTAACCAACCTCGGAGATATGACCAAAATAGCCGATGCAGTGCGCGCTGGTGAAGTTGAAGCGCCTGATGTTCTGGTTGGCGGTACACCTTGCCAGGCATTCAGTATCGCCGGCTTACGTGAAGGCCTGTCTGACGACCGCGGGCAATTAACTCTTTCTTACGTGGAATTAGCCAATGCAATCGACACAAAGCGCCGCGAACGCGGTGAACCAGAATCAATCATCGTCTGGGAAAACGTCCCCGGCGTGCTCAGCAGCAAAGACAATGCCTTCGGGTGCTTTCTGGCAGGGATTGCCGGAGAAAGCAGTGAGTTGCAGCCACCAGGGGGAAAATGGACGCACGCAGGTTGTGTGTCTGGACCAGAAAGGGTTATCGCCTGGCGCGTTCTTGATGCTCAATTTTTCGGAGTGGCCCAACGACGCCGCCGTGTGTTCGTTGTCGCAAGTGCTCGAAACGGATTTGATCCCACAGCGGTACTTTTTGAGCTCGACAGCGTGCGCCGGGATTCTGCGCCGCGCCGAGAAACGCAAAAGGCTGTTGCCGACCTTACTGCACGAGGCGTTGGAACGTGTGGCGCAGACGACAATCAGGCACAAGCTGGACACCTGATTGCTTTTGGTGGTGGCAATACTGCCGGTCATATTGATGTGGCGACTGCCTGCACCGCGCATGGGATCAGGCTGGATTTTGATACTGAGACTTTCGCAGTGCACGGCACGCAGGATCCAGATACCAATTGCGAACTGGCACACACACTTGGGCGCAACAATGGGCAAGAAAACGCCTGCATTGCATTTAGCTACAAAGATAATGGCGCTGATGCGACGTCGGATCTGTCTCCAACGATTCGCGCAGGCAACCACGATAAAAGTCATGCTAACAGCGGTCAGCCGCCAGCTATTGCGTATGCATTCAAGGCCGGACAGGGTGCGAAAGCGGGTGGCATTGGTTACGCAGAAGAGCAATCACCGACATTAACCAGCGCTAGTAGCGGAACCAACCTTGCACCAGCGGTGATGCATGGCGTGGCAGTTCGCCGCCTTACCCCTCGTGAGTGTGAGCGCCTCCAGGGATTCCCTGATAATCACACCTTGGTTCCGTACGGACGGCAAATTCGCCCTGAGAAAATGGATCGAGACTTTGCGAAATACCTGATGCGCGGCGGCATGCTGACATTTGAAGAGTGTTGTGGCCGAGCTGCTGACGGCCCGCGCTACAAGGCGATAGGTAACTCTATGGCTGTGCCGGTTATGCGCTGGATCGGTGAGCGCATCGCCGCAGCGCTGCCAGTAGAGAAGTTGAATGGTGATTATGGCGGAAGTAAAACACCGCTCGACCAGCGTGATCTCTGGCGTACTCCTCCAGCCTTCTTCGCTTCCCTTAATGCTGAGTTCTGCTTTCAGTTGGATGCCGCCGCAGCTCCGCATAATGCGCTATGCCGGAAGTTTATCACCGCCGAGCAGAACACGCTGGAAACACCATGGGTTGATTACCTGAGCATACCGGGCTACGTCTGGCTTAACCCGCCATACAGCGACATTACGCCATTCGTTAAAAAGGCCGCCGCCGAGAGTGCCAATCAGATCGGCACGGTCATGCTGGTACCTGCTGACACTTCGGTTGGCTGGTTCAAAGATGCTATCCAGACCGCCAGCGAGGTTCGCTTCATCACCGCCGGGCGGCTGGCATTTATCAACCCGGTTACCGGTAAGCCAGTATCGGGGAATAACAAAGGTTCGATGCTCATCATCTGGCGACCGTACCCGCGTACACACTGCCACTTCGCAACTGTGGACCGGGACGATCTGATGGCTTTCGGGGCGAAACTTCTCGCCCGCAGGGAGGCTGCATGACGCCAGAACAGGAAAACGCCATCCGCGCACAGGGACGTAAATGCGTCGATGAAATCCGCCAGGCACTTAAAGCCAGACCAAAGCCTAAATGGAATGTGGTAGTGCCTCCGATCCTGAAAAAACATCACCAGAAGATTGCGCCTATGGGTATAAGCCTTGTGGCATTTGTCAGCAGCATCGGCCGGATGACAGGCCGATATGGAGTGGAATCGTGAGCAAATATCCAAGGGTTGGCTGCGTGTCAGCCAAAAGCAAAAACACCTCCGCTAAATGCAAATGCGGTGCAGTGGCGAAGTATAAAACGACCGTGGAAGTGAATATTTTCCGTGGCGATGACGAAGTTGTTTGGTCTTGTAACGAGCACAAGAAGGACTGTGCGTTTCTGGTCGGTCGGGAAGGCTGTGCAGCATGAAGATAAAAACGGAAGATTTAGAAGGCATTCAGCTTGATGTTGCTGTGGCTATAGCGCTTGGAGGTGAAGTTTCCAGGCCGCAAGACGGACAGGTGTATCTGAATGGAATGCATCAGTTATGCGGCGAGAAGAACAAGCGGCATAGCCGATATGTGTACTCACCCTCATCTGATTGGAGCCAGTGCGGAGAGTTAATGGAGAATTTATCCATCAGTTGCTACCAGTCAGCAGACCCAGCTACAGGCAAGTTGTGCCACTGGGTTGGTGTTAATGAACTGGTTTCTCCAGGCCGACGCCGTGGCCTGGTTGCTGACAATCCACGCACAGCCATTTGCCGCGCAGTTGTATTTGCAAAGCTCGGTCATGAGGTGGACATACCGGACGAGTTAGCCGAAAAGGAGTCAGTGTGAAGGCACTAATAACCAGGTCGCTATCGCGGCCTTTTTTATTGCTGGCGTTCACCTTCAACCGAATTAACCGACAGTTCCGGGAGCATTGACCATGGCCGATATCATCGATACCGCAGCAGAGATTGAAGAGCTTCAGCGTAACGCTGCCCTTTCCGCTCACCGCATCGACCGCAACGCCGTATCAGCTGAGCGTTGTGAAGAATGCGACGAACCAATTCCCGAGCCTCGGCGCGCTGCCGTTCCCGGCTGCCAAACGTGCGCGGAGTGCCAGAGCGTCATCGAATTGAGGAACAAGCAGAGGGGGCTGTCATGAACAACCGACAAGCCCGTAGGCTGCTTGGTGCTCACATCAATAACACATATCGAATCAGCAATAGACGCTGGTTGGTATGGGGTAGCAATTGGCCTTTTGTTTGGGAGCACGCAAAGCCATCACCGCGGCAGAAAAGGAAAGCCAAAGAGGTTGCAGCGTACCGAAAGGAATTAAAGCGCAATCAGGAGTCAGCCAATGTTCAGGATAATCCAGCCTAACACCTGGTACGCCGATCCCCACGGCGCGCCCTGCAAAATCCTCCGAGCTACCCACGAAGTAATCCACTACATCCGCAACGGTCGCACCTGCATCGCCAGCATGGCCCGATTTAACCAGGATTTCGAGCCGCTGACCAAAGCACAGGCTGAGCGGTTCGCCGAAGAAATCGATACAGCAGAACACATCGAAAAATTAAGGAGCATGAGACGTGATCGGAATACTCAAGCCGGTGCCGGAAGCGCAATGGCCCACGCGATGCCACGACCCGAAACGCAGCAACGTGTGGGCTAATTCTTACTTTCTGGTTCAGGAGTTTCAGGAAGACGGCGGCGTCATCCGTCTGACAGTGAATACCACCAGCATTGCCAGCTCTGGCCGGTGGAAGGATGGCATCAGTTGGGATGCACTGCAGGAGATTAAGTCAGCTGTTGGATATGGGGATCGGGATGCCGTGGAAATTTACCCGCGGGATTCTGATGTGGTGAACGTGGCTAACATGCGCCACCTATGGATTACGCCAGAGCCGATTAGCTTCGCCTGGCGCAAGTAATTTAACGCTGCGCGCCCAGAGTGCGGCATGAGGAGAGATTATGGGGAAGATGACGTTTGTCGTTGAGTTTGATGATGGCACTGAGCCACCGGTGCACGCTGCTATGGACATTCAAGGCGGCCGATTAGTCGCAGCAGCATTTCATGATTATCGTGATGACTTCCTTACTCCTGAACAGCGCGACGTTGTTCTTATGGCGCTGAGCAAATTGTCTTGCGAAGAAATTGAAACAAGTTTCCACGCTGAAATTATCTATAAAGCAGAGCTTCTTACCTACTGACGCAACTGATAGCCAGTTATGAGCTGGCTATTGGGTGCGAAAGCACTGCTTCGTTATCCCTTTTGCCCGGTTCGCCGGGCTTCTTTTTGCCTGGAGAAAGCCAGTGGAACAATTCAGCCTTACCCTCGATGAAGCATGCACCCTGCTCGGCATATCCAGACCAACTGCAACAAACTGGATCCGTTCAGGAAGGCTACAAGCTACACGTAAAGACCCATCAAAACCCAAATCCCCTTACCTCACAACCAGGCAGGCCTGCATTGCGGCGCTCAGATCGCCGTTGCATACTGTCGTGGTGAGCGCGGGTGATGGCATGCAGGAGAAAAAGCAATGTCACTCTTCCGCAGAGGCGAAATATGGTACGCCTCGTACTCGCTCCCGGGCGGGAAGCGAATTAAGGAATCTCTTGGCACAGCGGACAAACGGCAAGCGCAGGAGTTGCACGACAAGCGAAAAGCCGAACTCTGGCGAGTAGACAGACTCGGTGACTTTCCTGATGTGACTTTTGAGGAGGCGTGTTTACGCTGGATTGAAGAGAAATCAGATAAGAAGTCGCTCGATACAGATAAAGGCCGGATGGGATTCTGGCTTGAGCAATTTGAAGGAGTGAGGCTGAAGGATATCACTGAGGCAAGGATTTACTCAGCAGTCAGCAGGATGCATAACCGGAGTCATCTGGAGATATGGAAGGCAAAGGTGGCTGCAGCCAGGAAGAAAGGGAACCCAGATCCGGAGTATGTCGCTAAGCCTGTGACAACTTCTACCAAAGCCAAACATCTTGCACTGATGAAGGCCATTCTGAGAGCAGCAGAACGCGACTGGAAGTGGCTGGAGAAAGCACCTGTCATCAAGATACCGGCAGTGCGCAATAAGCGGGTGAGATGGCTGGAGAAGGAAGAAGCAAAAAGGCTGATTGATGAATGTCCGGAGCCATTAAAGTCTGTTGTTAAGTTTGCGCTGGCAACAGGTTTGCGACGTTCGAACATCATCAATCTGGAGTGGCAACAGATAGACATGCAGCGCCGGGTGGCATGGGTTAACCCGGAAGACAGCAAATCAAACAGAGCTATTGGCGTAGCGCTGAATGATACCGCATGTAAGGTCCTGCGGGATCAGATAGGCAATCATCATAAATTTGTGTTCGTACACACAAAAGCAGGAAGAAGGCCTGATGGTTCTGTCACGCCGGCAGTCAGAAAAATGAGAGTCGATGATGGCCGTGCATGGAAGTCGGCGTGTAAGCGAGCGGGGATTGAAGATTTCCGGTTCCACGACCTGAGGCACACATGGGCAAGCTGGCTGATTCAGTCAGGTGTACCGTTGTCTGTTCTTCAGGAAATGGGGGGCTGGGAGTCGATAGAAATGGTGCGTCGGTATGCCCACCTCGCGCCTAATCATCTGACCGAACATGCGAAGCAAATTGACTCGATTTTTAACGATGATGTCCCAAATATGTCCCACGAGGGAAATATGGAGGCTGGAGGAAATGGTTAAATCGTTGATTTCTAATGGCGCCCCCTACAGGATTCGAACCTGTGACCGACGGCTTAGAAGGCCGTTGCTCTATCCAGCTGAGCTAAGGGAGCATTGAACTGTAATGCGGACTGACACAAAACTGGTCGGTATTATACGTTCACAACCTTAGCGGTCAATGGCTTTCCTCTCAACTGCTTGAGTTATGAGCATCCCGTCTGTTTGCAGGGCAAATCCCCTTCAGATAACCCTCTAAAACAACGCCAATAGTAAGCGGTAACTGACAACCGCCTTCACTTCTGACAAAATAGCGCCATCCCCTTTGACGTGAAGTAACAGATGGAATCCTCTCTCTGATGGCAGCAAAGATTATTGACGGTAAAACGATTGCGCAGCAGGTGCGCTCTGAGGTTGCTCAAAAAGTTCAGGCGCGTATTGAGGCCGGGCGTCGAGCCCCTGGCCTGGCGGTAGTGCTGGTAGGCAGCAACCCGGCTTCGCAGATTTATGTGGCAAGCAAGCGTAAAGCCTGTGACGAAGTGGGATTCGTCTCCCGCTCGTATGACCTGCCGGAAACCACCAGCGAGGCGGAACTGCTTGAGCTGATTGATACGCTCAACGCCGACAACACTATCGACGGTATTCTGGTGCAGTTGCCACTTCCGGCAGGCATCGATAATGTCAAAGTGCTGGAACGAATTGATCCGGATAAAGACGTGGACGGTTTCCATCCTTACAACGTCGGTCGCCTGTGCCAGCGCGCCCCGCGTTTGCGCCCCTGCACGCCGCGCGGGATTGTCACCCTGCTCGAACGTTACAACATCGACCTCTATGGGCTGAATGCGGTCGTGATCGGTGCCTCTAACATCGTGGGTCGTCCCATGAGTATGGAACTGCTACTGGCCGGTTGCACCACTACGGTGACCCACCGCTTCACCAAAAATCTGCGTCATCACGTTGAGCATGCCGATCTGCTGATCGTTGCCGTCGGGAAACCGGGCTTTATTCCAGGTGAGTGGATCAAAGAAGGCGCTATCGTGGTTGATGTCGGCATCAACCGTCTGGAAAATGGCAAAGTCGTCGGCGACGTGGTATTTGAAGACGCTGCCGCACGTGCCTCGTACATTACGCCCGTACCGGGCGGCGTGGGGCCAATGACGGTCGCCACACTTATCGAAAACACGCTACAGGCGTGCGTTGAATATCACGATCCTCAGGACAATTAA